GCGCGGGAACCGACGTTGTGGCCCCTGTCGCTATGTGGAACCGCCGCACCCCTGCACCAGAGGGGGAGGCGGCCTGCGTGATTGCCTTCCGTGAAGGCCGCAGGGAGCCGGAGTTCATAAGCTGGAACAAGATGCCCGTCGGTGAGCATCGCCTCTACGCAGCCCTTCGCCCTACTGATACAGGGAGGGAGTGATGGGCGATTGCATCTGTGTTCGCCGGGGCGATGGCCCCGAAGGCTGCGGCATCTGCAACGAGACGGGGACCACCCCTGACATAGCCGGTCTGTGCGAGAGGCTGCGGGACTGCGAGACGTGCGAAGGCTCTGGAAAGATTATCGAGGCCGCGACCACTACAGGACCAAATCAGCACAGCGCGTGTCAGTCTGATTGTGACGACTGCGACGGCTCCGGAAGGCTACCCGCTTGAAAGGGGACCATCAAAGATTTGCGGACGACGCAAAATAACCCCTTGCGTCATAACTGCGCCGCGCGCATACTGACCACTCTACAGAAACGGGGCGAGGCCCCATCCCGGAGCCGCCCTTGACCTTCCCCTTCCTGTCCACCGCAAGGGCCCCGGCGTGGCTAAAAACCCGCCGGGGTATGCGTCTCTCATGACGCTGGACCGCACCGCCGAAAGGACCTCATGAACATTCTCGATCCAGAAGCCGTATTCAGGGCGCTGGCCCTGCCCTTCCCGCCGGAGCGCGTGTCGTGGCGGGTAGGCGCGACCAACGGGGACCGGGGCATGGCGCTGGCTTACATCGACGCCCGGGACGTGATGCAGCGGCTAGACGACACGGTGGGCCCGGAGAACTGGCAGAACCGTTACCCCCACGCCGGGACCAAGACGGTTTGTGAAATCGGCATCCGGCTCAACGGCGAGTGGGTATGGAAGTCAGACGGCGCGGGCGACAGCCAGCATGAAGCCATCAAGGGCGGACTGTCCGACGCCTTCAAGCGCACCGCCGTCCGCTGGGGGATTGGCCGCTACCTGTACGACGTGCCGTCCCCGTGGGTTGCTATCACGGCGAAAGGCAAGTCGTCGTCCATCAACGATGATCAGCACGGGCTCCTGAAGAACTTGCTCTTCCAGTATGCCCGGGAGAACGCGCCGCCCCTCACCCTTGAGCAGCGGGTAGACATTTTCGTCACCGCCCTTAACGCCGTCAGCGACCGTGCCCTGTTGGGCAGGGCTTGGAACAAGGGCCGCGAACTGCTGGCGGAGCTCAAGGCTGAGAACCCGGAGCGCCACAGAGCTATCACCGGCCTGTTCGATGAGCGTTCGGCCGCCCTACTACCACCTGAAAAATCAACCACCGAGGAAGGTACGAAGACCCAATGACCGACGCCGCTTTCGACGCCAGACCGGACGTGCTCACGTCCGCCGCCCAAGGCCGCCTCCGCTCTATCGTTGAGCGGATCGAACGCCTTGAAGAAGACAAGGCCGCCATCGCTGGCGACGTGAAGGAGGTCTTCGCGGAAGCCAAGGGGGAGGGCTACGACGTCAAAATCCTCCGCAAGATCGTCCGCCTCCGAAAGATGGACAAGGCCAAACGGCAGGAAGAGGACGCCATCACCGACCTCTACCTGTCCGCGCTGGGAGAGCTTTGATGGCGGGCTCCGTCAACAAGGTCATCCTCGTCGGCAACCTCGGCAAGGACCCCGAAATCCGGACCCTGAACAGCGGCGACCGGATCGCCAACATGACCGTGGCAACGTCCGAGACGTGGCGTGACAAGGCCTCCGGGGAGCGCAAGGAGAAGACCGAGTGGCACCGGGTCGTGGTGTTCAACCAGAACATCGTGAAGGTCTGCGAAAACTATCTGAAGAAGGGCAGCACGGTCTACATCGAAGGCCAGCTGGCGACCCGGAAGTGGACCGACAATCAGGGCGTCGACAAATACTCGACCGAGATTGTCGTCCAGAACTTCAAGGGCGAGCTTACGATGCTCGGCGGCGGCTCCGGTGACGGCGCGTCCCGGGGCGGCGGAGGCGGCGGGCAGGACGAAGACTATTCGTCCGGCTTCAGCACCGGCCGGAGCTCCGGCACGAAGGAGAGCTACGACCTCAACGACGACATTCCGTTTTAAGGACCGCTATGACCGAAGAAAGCATCACCCCGGGGGAGGCTACGGCCTCTCCCGACTACACCGCCGGGGACCGCAACCAACCGACCTTCGCGCTGGCCGAGGAAACCACGAAGGCGCGCCTGCTGCTGGACGCCTTGAAGAGCGCGGGGCATCTGGATGACGACGACCTGATCCTCGACATGATCGAGGGGGAGACCGACGCGCTGGAAGCGGTTTCCAAGGTCATCCGCTGGATGAACGAGCAGGCGGCAATGGCCGTGGCCGTGAAGGCTCAAGTCGATGACCTGTCAGCCCGGGCGAAGCGGTACACCGAGCGGACGAACAGCGCCCGTCTGGCGCTCTTCCGGTTCATGGACTTGACCGGGCAGAAAACGCTGGTCCGGCCGGAAGCGACCCTTTCGATCCGGGCGGGCAAGGTCGGTGTTGAGCTCATGCCTACGCTGGACGTTGACAAGCTGCCCGACGAGTTCGTGACCATCACCCGGGCACCGAACAAAACGGCCATCAAGGAGGCGCTGGACGCCAACCGCGAGGTGGACGGGGCCAAGCTCACCAACGGCGCGCCGTCATTGAACGTCCGCGTCCGGTGAAACACGCGACCGCATTCGTGTGGAACGGGGCCAGCATGGAGCCGAAATGGCCCCGGCTGGCCGCCGAGCGTTTCGAGCCGGGCGAGACCTATCTGCTCATCGACGTTGAGCACTACTCCGGCAAGTCGCTCCGGCACGAGTTCGCGTGGCTTCGACAGGCCTTCGCGTCCCTGCCCCAAAACATAGCCGACGAGTTCATGGATGAAGAGCACCTTCGGAAGTGGGCGCTGATCCAGACCGGCTTCTACCATGAGACCCTGATCGACGCCGGGAGCAAGTCGGCCGCGCTTCGGGTGGCGGCGTGGGCCCGAAGCGAAGAACAGCTGGCGGCCGTGGTGACGCGCGGTCCGCTGGTCGTCATCCGGAAGGCCAAGAGCCAGAGCCGCCGGACGATGGACAAGGCCGAGTTTCAGGCCAGCAAACAGGCGATCCTTGAACACATCGCGGGCATGATCGGCGTGACGCCGGAAGCCCTCAACAAACAAGGAGACCACTCATGAACCGTGAGCCCGTTGAGCTTCACCGCCGGAACGTCTCCGCCAAGCGCCGCCAGAAGATCATCGACGCGGCGGCTGGCATCTGCGTCCGGTCGTGGTGCTCCGCCCCGGCTATCGCGGTCGATCACATAAGGCCCCTCTGGCAGGGCGGAACGAACGACGATCCGAACCTTGAGGCCTTGTGTGACGACTGCCACAAGATGAAAACCCGGTCAGAGGCCGCGCTCCGGGCGAAGGTCGGCAGGATTGAGAAGGCGGCCGTCAAAGCCCGAGAGAAGGCCCTACAGCGCAAAGTCGCCCCGGACGCTCCGCCGACCGGGAAGCTCTCAGGACGCGGCTGGGCGGCCGGGAAAGGTGGCAAAGCGCCCATTCAGTCGCGCGGCTTCCCCAAGGACGTGTCGCGCCGGATGGACGGGACGGTAGGGCCCCGGAAGCCGAAGCGAAAAAAGTAGCGCCACCCTCTTGCGTTCCGCGCAACAGGCGGGCATAGTGTTTCCATACAGGGGATGATCCCCACGGAGACCGACAATGAACACCACCGCCGTTTACATCTCCACCCGCGCTTGGTGCGAGACCGCAAAGTTCAAGACGTTCCGGGAGGCCACCACGGCGGCCGCCGACTACTACGACCTGATGGGCTCGCCCGATATGAAGGTGGAAATCAAGCAAGAGGACGGCAACGTCTACACCGTGTCCATCACCGAGGGGTGGTGCGGAAAATACTACCTCGGCCTCGCTGACTGACCTTTAACCGGGGCGCTGCCCCACCGTTCGGGAGAACGAACATGACGCCTTTCACCTTCCCCTCCGTTGAGGCCAACGACCCGGCTCGTAAGGGTCAAGGCGCTGCCACGTCGCAGTTCAGCTTTGACTTCCGCTACCGGGTTCAGCCGATCCACACCCGGTTTGACCGGATTGAGTGGTTCGTTTGGGACGCTGCTCGGGCTCCGGTGTTCGGGGACGAGGCTCCGGTCATCCGCCAGACCGAGACGCTTGAGGAGGCGCTGGCCGGGCTGGAAGGGCTCTACTACGAGCCGGAGGCGGACCAATGAGGGACCCCCACAGCGTTCACGCCCAAGCCCGGTTCCTGTCCAAGGTCACGGCCAAGGGGATCATCATTCGCCGCATCAGCGGAGGCCAGCCTGCCCGGAGCTACTTCATGAGGACCGACCGGACCGGCGCTTGGATCGGCCAGTGGAAGGTGATGCCGGTCGAGGACGGTGGGCCGTGGCTCCCGGCGACAGCCGAGGAAGCCGAGACGGTCTCGTTCTTCGCCCGGAGGATGGATCGCTGACGCCTGAACCACGTCACGATTTCCTCTTGCGCCCCGCGCAACAATGGGGCATAGTCTGAGGGTCCCGGGGCATCCCGCCCCACCTTTACGGAGACCGGACATGATCCCCTTCAAACTGAACCGTGAGCGCAGCATTGTTCCCAACGAGGGAGAGCAGCTGGCGGAGGACTTGATCTTCGCCGCCAACGCCCTCTTGTCCCGGACGGACGAGTTCACCGCTCCCGGCTCCCGCAAATACAATCACGGCCGGGCGGCGATGCTGCTGTCCCTCGCCGCCGACGCCCTTGAGTTCGGGGCAAGTGCCAGCATCGGCCACAACCGGGCCGACCGCTATCACAGCCGCGCCCGGGAACTGCGGTCGCGGGTCACCGCGATGACGGCCGGATAACTGACCGGGAAGGGGCTGGAAAATAATCGCCAGCCCCTCTTGCGTCCGGCGCAAACCCCGGGCATAGTGATCCTACCAACCACGGGGCGATGCCCCACCCTTGAAGGACTTGCCACATGACCCGCTTCATTCCGGCCCCCGCTCCCGCCACCCCGGTCATCCACTGGACGTGCCCCGCCTACGACGTGATCGACGGCCGCCGCGACCGTCGCGGCATCCTGTCCCTTCGGGCAGGCAACGAACTGGCAATGACCACCCGCGAGGATCGCCGCAACACCTTCATGATTTCCTCCGTCGCCTCCTACGCCCTCGAATACAACGAGTGCCCGGTCGAGGCCTACAATCGGGCCAAGGAGCGCGGCCACGCCCTGCACTTCATCTTCGCTCTGGCAACCGTCATCAGCGACCATCGGCCAGCCCGCAAATCCTACATCGGCGTCCGGATCGGTGAGCCGGTCTACTTTGAGGGCCGCTACTTCCTGATCACCGCCGAGAGCAACTGGAACCTTGGCCTGAAGGCGGTAACTGAGGCCGAGGCTGAAGCCGCCGCCGCCGCCCTCGCCGCCGGAGCCGCCGCATGACCTATACCCCCTTCACCTACACCCCAGCCCCCTTCTATCTGCTGGCGCTGGCTGATCCGGACTACCCGGAGAACTACACTCAATGGGTCATGCGCCTTGACGGATACGAGAGCGAGGCCGCCGCTCAAAGCGCGATCAACTGGCAGAGACGTGGCACCGACCGGACCTATTGGGCCATCAGCACCCGGACCGGCCCGGCCACGTTCCGGACATTGGACGGCCGCGACGTGACCCTTGAGGGGCGCGGGCCATACGTTGAAAAGGCGTGGGCAGGCTTCCTCGCCAGCTGGAAAGAACCGACCACATGAAAATCCTCGACAAGCCCATCGGCGCTGGCGACCGGCTCCGGATCATAGGCGAGCGGGCCGAACTGATCGTCTCCGACTTCTCCCGGGGCGCGGACATGGTCTATGGAGCCGTTCACACCAGAGGCGCGGTGACAAAGGCCTATGAGGGCTACCGGTCAGCCCGCCTGCGCTGGCCCCGGCCGGAGGAACGTCCGCTGCTCACCGACAGTCCCCCGCTCTATGTCGGCACTGATGCCGAAATCCGGGCCGTGGAAGCCTTCCGCGTCTCCGGGCGGCCCGGATACTCCGACAGCGTGAAGGCGCTGCGTAGGAACTTCCGGACGGGCCTGAGAGAGGGGTGGGGCTACCGGAGCCTTCAAGACTGCTCGGACATGATCCGGGAGACCTACCGCCAAGCCCTTCAACAGTGGAGCCGGATCAGTGATGAGACCGTCTGACGTCAAGGCCTTCCGCTGGCTGTTGCCGGAAGAGGCGGCGCGCTGGCCTATAACCAACATCAAGTGGTGGCACGGGAAAACCCTCAAGGCGCTGCCCAACGACGCGACGATGCGAAAAGCTATCGGGGAAGACGGCTGGCACCTTCAGCTAGAGCTCAACAACGGCCAGCGCCTGATGCTGAAGCCGCCGCAAAGAGCGGGCCAGCGCCGGATTTTCTCGCCGCCCGCCCGAGGCATCTACTTCGACTAGTTGAACAGGCGTTGGTACCACGGCCGGAGTGACCGGGCGGCGGTAGCGTCCCGGGCCGCGCACTTGGTGTAAATCTCAGCCTTGGCCTGATCCCGGTCGTTGGCGACACGAAGCTGGCCGGTCTGCTGGATGCCGAAGACTTGCCAGCGTTCAGCCTCCGCCTCCGCCGTAGCCAGCGCGGTCGCGGCGGCGGCGGCCCGGGCATCCGCTCCCGGGGTGGCTACGACGACCGCACCTACCTCAAGTGATCCGAGGACCGCCGACGGAACCGGCGCGGACCAGCTGTCAGGGATCAGTTCAGAGCAACCGACAGTCGGGGCTTGAACTTGGATCGACGGCGCACAAGCCGCGCAGAGCAGCATCATTCCGACGAGCAGGGGTCTCAGCATTCCGGACGTCATTGACGCCTCCATTCACGGTTTCACGGGTCGCGGCGTTTTTTCCGTCCAGATCGTCCCTGACAGCCGATGCGTCTCCGGCGGCCGCTGTACGCCCCTCACCAAAGACTTGGGCTCCACGGGCCTTTCCGGCGGCTTCCCGGGCATTTTGAAGAGCCATGCACCCGGCGAAGGTCAACAGGACCACCACGAACGCGGCGACGATGGCCCAGCCGGTCTTCGACAGAAGGCGGGTCATTGCCACATTCCAGCCCGGAGCGCCGAAAGGAACTTGACCGCGTAGGCCGCGATTTCGTCATCCTTGTCGGTGCCGTTGATGATCTTCCGCATCCCCTTGAAATCTTCCGGGGCGTAATCCTTCAACGCCCGGCCGGTAAAGCTCCCACGCTCCATGCCGACGATAAGGATGCGGGCGGCCACGTCCGTCTTCATGGCATCGTCCGGCGAGCTCTCGATCCCGAACTTCCGATAGTTGATGCGGCCGGTGATCTGGACATACCCGCGCCCGGCGAACAGCGCGCCGTCTCCCGGGGTGAGGTTTCCGAGCTCCCGCGCCTTGGCCGGGCGAGATCCATTGATGTCGTACATCTTGTGGAAATAGCTCGGGCCGCCGTACTCCTTGATCGGCTGCATCGTCGCGCCGGTCTCGTGCCACGACGTCGCCAGACCGTAGGCCACCCACTCCGCCCTCCACCCGGTCATCGCCTTGAGCAGAACCTCAAACCCGGCGACTTGGGTGAGGTTGAGCTTCCCGAACTTCTCCCGGACCACCGAGAAGAAAGCGTCCGGAGTGTGCAGATGCATCAAGCCGCTCTGGCCGCCGCCGGGCTTGCCCTCTATGGCGGCTGTGATGCAGGCGAGGAACTTCGGACCGGCAAGACCGTCTGCCACACCGCAATCGAAACCGTGGCCGGTTAGCAGCTGTTGAGCCTGCTGGACGTAGGTGTTGAAACCCGGAGCATTGGTTGTCATCGCCATTCCTTTAGCGAGCGAAGACGGGGATAATCACGCTCGCACCAATGTGCCGCCCGCTTTCGGTGAGCGCCAAAAACTCTACCTGTCCGGAGGCGTTGTTATCTGCGCCGCCTCCGCTGATCCAAACCTTGGTCACCGATCCGGTTGTGACGATGCTGTCTATTTCAAGGTCGTCGTTTCCACTGATGACGGCCGTGACCCCGTTAGGGGATAGCTCGTCGCCACCATCAAGTGCGACGGTCCAGTCAATCTCATAGTCTAGAACTTCGTCCCCGAACTTTGCTGGCCATATCAAGGTCATGTGAAGCTCACTCTTCGCGTCTGCGGCGGGACGATAACAGAACGGTCCTCAGGCGGGACGATAACAGAACGGTCCTCAGGCTGAACAGATACTCGCCTAACGCCCGGAACATTAACCTCAATGAGCGAATAGGCAAGGCCGGTCGTGAAGCTCGCAGAGACCTCGTAAACCGCCCCGGCGGGGGCAACGCTTGTCCGGGGGGTGCCCGAAGTCAGAGCCAGTGCAGAAGCCAGAGACGCGCCAGACGCGGTGACTGACACACCGGCCGCCCCCGGCGTGAAACTGGCCAAGACGCTCAGATTGGCACCGGCCGTGATTGCGCCAGTTCCGCCGGATGCAGCCCCGGGCGCTATCGTGCCGAACAGCGAGTAGCTTTGCCCGGCGACCGTCGGTTGCTGCTGCCCGGCGGCGGACCCGGCGGCGAACGTCACGCCGCTCAGAAGAGATACGCCCGCTACGGTCGCGTTGCGCTGGCCGGAAGCCGCACCAGCAGAGACAGTCGCCACGGTGGAAAGGGCCGCCCCGGCCGCCGTGGCGTTGCGTTGGCCGGATGCAGAACCACCAGCAAGCGTGACCGACACCGAGTAGTTTTCACCCGTGGCCACCGGGTTTCCGTTGGCGCTGGCGTTGCCGGTGCTGAACGCGACCGTCGCGGTGAGCGCCGCGCCAGTAGCCGTCGCGCTCACCCCGCCGATGGCACCACCGGGCGTCAAGGACGACGCGACCGTGTGGGTCACCCCGCTGGCGGTTGCCGCCCCAGAGGCCGCGCCTGTAGCCAAACTGGCCGTAGCCGTGAGGACCGCGCCGGAGACAGTGGGCGAGCGAACGGCGGAGGCTGTGCCAGTCGTCAGTGACGCCGTTGCTGTCAGGCTCGCGCCGGTCGCGGCTCCCGACTGCCCCGCCGACGCCGAACCGGCTGTCAGGCTTGATGTGGTAGTGAGGTTCGCCCCGCTGGCGTTGCCGTCTACAGCCCCTCCGGTCGAGGCCAAACCAGCAACAAGGCTGGCCGTCAACGTGAGTGTAACGCCAGAGGCGGTCGAGGATTGTCTGAAATAATCTTGCAGCCGGATTTGACCGACTAGGCCATCATCCCACTGATCGCTGCCGCCGCTGATCCGGTTGTCAAACTGGCCAGACAGATCAGCCATGAATTATCTTGCCCGTCGCTCGAACGATGCCGGTCGAGGTTGTGCCCGCCACTTGGACGAAGAACAGCGCGCTGTCGTTGGCTATCTCGGGGAGACCAAGCGCGGCCCAATCCGCCGTAAAGCGGGCATTAGCAACCGGCTGATAGACCGCAGCGCGGTAGCGTGTAGCCGTCACGCCGAAGTTGCCAGCCGTGCCGGTTGTGGCCGATAGCGTGACGCTGTTGACGCCTCGAATGTATTTCCCGGCGGCGGCGGCTGGGATCAAAGTGTTCAGAGGCTGCATGAACGAAGCACGGCGCGTTGCTGCCAGCGAAATGCCGGTCAGGTTGCCCGTTGTGCCGTCGTTGTAAGTGACGTTCGCCGTTGCCGTCGCAACAGTCGCCCCCGTGTCCGAATACCACTCAAGCCACCACTGGACGTCACTGTAGTTTGCGTCGCCCTTTCGCACGTCCAGATTGGCCGTGGCGAGATTGCTTTCGAGGTCGATCCCGACCGTCTGCGCCGTCGTAAGCGTACCGTTCAGGCCGCCCATTGCCATCAGCCGGTCGTGGACTTCAAGCGTCGTTCCGGCGTTGGCGCAGAACGCCTCAAAAATCCCCAGATAGCTCGTCGCCGGAGCCGTCTGCTGAGTGAATTTGATAGCCCCCACCGTATCGTCGTCGAGAACCGCCGCCGCCGCCGGGATCGCGGCCTGTCCCGGTTGGCCGGTCGCGCGCCACAGCGAATGGAACTGCCCGGCGACGGCGTTAGCAATGCTGGCCTTGTCAATCACAACCCGCGACGAGTTGTTTGCCATCGCGTTGATGAGTTGGTCTCTGGTTGCAATCGCCATGACTAGGCACCTTCTTCGGTTGTGGTTATCGTCAAGTGAGGGTTTTCCGAAAGCCCCCCAAGCATACCTAATTTATTCGCGTATCTGCCTTGGCTGTCAGTCGTATAAACCGCGTAAAAACCATCCTCGATTACAACGTAAAGAGTGTCTGGGTAGAGAACGACCGGGATGCTGTTTAGCACCTCTACTGACAAGTGCTGTGCCATCAGTTTGTATCTACCCACAAAGTGCCGACGCTACGAGAAGCGGAGGCGGTTGTTTCGACAGTGATCGTAGTCCCAGCTGCGCCTGTTGGGATTACTGGTCGCGGAACGCCACGGTCGCGCGCTGGTCGGCAGGGAGCGCATCCCGTGCCGCCAGCGCCGCCGTGACCTCCGCCTCGCGCTCCGCGATTGGGTCGGTCATCGATCAGGCTCAGTTCTGGAACTTGATGGTCGAGGCCGTCAGCGTGAACGTGCCAGCGGTCGAAACCACGTCCGAGCCGAAGTCGATCACGCATACCAGTTCGTCCGCCGAGGCCGCGCCGCCGCGCGACTTGTAGATCACGGCCTTGCGGGCGGTGATGGTCGAGGTGGCCCATGACGCCGCGCCGATGGTGATTTCCACATCATCGTTGGCCGTGTCCACCGCCGCGACCGTGACGGTCGTTGAAGCCCCGCCCGCCGTGTAGCCGGTGCCGGTGACTTCGTTGGTCACATCGGAACGCTTGGTGTGTGTGTCCTTGTTCTCGGTGTAGGCCGACGTGGTCAGCATCACCTTGAAGGTGTCGGTGTCCATGTCGATGTTGCCGACAAGAGCGTCACGGATGAAAGAGTTGTAGATCAGGGAAGCCATGTGTCAGTCCTTTTGGCGACGAGTGGTGGCGGCGGGAGGATGGCGCTATCAGTTAGGCGACACCAGTGATTTTCTCAGCGGTCTTCAAACCCCACATGGCGATTACGAGGGTCAACAGGATGCCGAGGGTTAGAGGGTCCATCGGCTTGTCAATCGCCGGGCCAGCAACGAAGGCATAGACCATGCCAGACACCAGCGCCCAGCCGCCGCCCGGCCGCCACATACGGTCAATGAACTGCCAGAATGGGTTCTTCCGGACTTCAGCGTCTGGGGACAGGATCGAAGCGACACCCGCCCCGGGCGGAGCCTTCATGACGCGGGACGTGGCCGGAGGCGGAGTGATGGGCGCGCGAGCCATGTCAACCCACCCGGGCGAAGTTGGCCTTGATGACCGTGGAAGGGGGAGGGGGAACGTCGCTGTCAGCGGCCTGCTTGGCAAGCGCGGCGGCGGCCGGTCCGCCCGAGTTGCTGATCCTACGGACCCTGCGGCCGTGAGCCATCAGGCGGGGCCAAATGCCGGGCCGCATACGAAGCCGGAGAACTTGAACGAAGAGGACGAGGTACATCAGCGCCATAGAGGCGGCCGAGCAAATCTGCCAGAGCGTCACCGGGGGCGACGTCCCGGCGTAGGCCATGCCGAAGCGATCAAACGCGACCGCCACAAGCGCAAGCGTGTGAAGCCGGAGGACCCAAAGGGTGAGCTCATTGACGCACGGGAAACGATCCTGCCGAGGGTTGAGCGCAATTTCCATCGCGGCCAAGGCTGTGGCGGCCAGAAGGATAAGGGCCCCGGTGATCACTGACAGGATCATTCGTCTACCACCTTCGTTGCAGCGGAACGCTCTACCGCTTCACCAAACTTCCGCAAAATCTTGGGCCAGAGGTAGTTGGCGGCCCAGCCCGTTGTAAGCGCCACTGGCACGATGTTGAGGTCCGCGCGCACCTTGAAGCCGTTAATCTCTACTCCGGCCCTTATCAGGCCTTGAAGGCCTTCCGTCAACGCCAACGAAAAGAGACCACCCGTCACAAGAGCCAGCGCCCACTCTGCCAGCGCCTTTTGACGAGAGCTCTCCGTTCCACCTTCATTCCAAAGCCGGAGGATCAGGGTGTTGGTCGCGTAGATGAAGGCCCCTGCCATGCCCCACACAAAAAGCATTGACCGTCACTTTCTCTGTGAGGTTCGGCGGCTCAGGCCCCCTCGTTTAACCCTTGTAGCCGCCGACGCCTTCTCAGCGCCTGAGAGCTAGGTGGCCGGGTTGGGCTCCGGGGTCGGCTCCGGCGCGGGCCCCGGGGCAGGCCCCACAGCTTGCGGCGCAGTCGTTGTATAAGCTGGATCGACGGGCGGCGCTACCGGGGCGGGTCCGTTCGGAGCAACCTGATGAGCCGCCCACGCTGCGATAGCCCACGCCCGGTCCCGGGTCTCCGCTCCGCCATACTGGCCGACACCCACAGCCGTAGCGGCGACACCCAAGGCCTGAAGCGTAGCCTCCCTCCCCGGGGCGGTGTTGAGCGGCTTCTCAATGGCGAGGACGTACAGCGCCTCCATGCCGCCGAGCAGGGCCGGGACAGGGGAGATTTCGCGCAGTTTCTCGCGCAGCTTCTCCTTCACGTCAGCGAAAATCTTGCTGGCGTAGTCTTCCATGAAGTCGCGCATCACGTTGACGGCGGCGACAGGCCCGTTGTCTGCAAACATAGTCTCTCTCCTTAGCGGCGGTTGGTGCGGCGTACAGGCTTGGAGCCTTATACACCCTCAGTGGGCGAAGTGGAACTTGGGCGACCAAACAGGCGGGCCCAGAGGCGTTTCAAAAAGCGCGTTGGTCGTCTCCTTACGAGACTTCAACGAGGGTGGCAGTGCAGAGAAGGGTAACAGTCTTACCGGAACCGGCATCGGTAACCGCGCAAGCGAACGTGGCGTTCTTTGTCTCGCCCACACCGACCGAGCCGTTGAACGTGGTGGATGCGGCGGAGGCAGAGGTCACATTTACAGCGGTGTCGCCGCCGATCCGGTACCAGCTGTAGGTCACCGCCCCGCTCGCGCCTGTCGGAGTGATAGTCACAGTGTTAGTCGTTACGGACCCTGCGCCGGACCGGGACCCACTGCGGCCGGTAGCGTTGGCAGTTGCACCGAAGCCCCCAGCGGCACTCGTCACCGCCGTCAACAGGTTGCTGTTGGTGCTGTCGTAGAACTGGCGACCGTCCGTCAAGCCCGCCGCCTTTGCCGCCGCTACGCCAGCGTGGGTCGGGAACGTCTGCGTGGCCAGAGGGGTTTGCCCCGCGTAGGACGCGGCTACGCCCTGATCGGTCCGGAAGTTGGCACGGGTAGCGACCGCACCGCCAGCCTGCTCAAGCAGGCCTTCACCGAAGACCTGATCGCCGTTCCGAGGGACCGAGACGGTATTGTAGGTGATCGCGCTGATGTCGGTGTTGTTGAGGCTGATGTTCCAGCCGCTTTCCCACGCCAAGCTCTGGTTGTTGTAGCCCGCTTGGAACTCGGTAACGGAGACGACGGGGTACTGCCACAGGTCGCCTACGTTCCCGATCCAGATGTAAACGAGCCCTGCGTAATAGCCGAACTTCACAGGCTTGGCGGCGCTTCTCGGGCCGTTGAATGTGGCGCTGACGTTGATCCAAGAGGTCAGCGTGTAGTTGTATCCTCCGATGATGTACTCATAGGTCCTCCCGGCGTCGTAGTCATAGATCGAGACCTTGAACCGCATCATCGTATTCGTAGCGCCGAACGGCATCACTATCTGGATTTGACCAGCCATGTTGCTTGAGCCGCCGTTGAAGGTCGCTCCGTCCGGCTGGGCAATCGTGCGGACGCCATTCTCAAAGCGGTCGTTCAGGACGCGGTTAGCGGCGGCCGTGGCCCCCGGGCCCTGCCCGCTAATTGAGGCAGCGGTTCCGAGGCTAGTGATTAGGCCGCCGCGCGACACCAGAGCGCCGCCGCTGTCGTCGTAGGTGTTCTGGCCGACGCGGGCGACTTGGTTGGCTGGGCCGACCTGAATGTCAGTGATGTTGTTGCCGATGTAGACTTGCGAAGCGCCGAAGCCCAAGATTTGCCCAGCCGCCGCCTGACTGGTATGGCGGACGACGCCGTTCTGGAGATACTGGACGCGGACGCCATCGTAGACGACCGACCACACGTCAGTGAGCGCCCACGAACCGCCGCCGACAACAGTGGCAACGAAGCTGCCATTTTCATAGACGGCCACATTGGAAGACGCACTCTCCACAAACAGAGCGTAGTTCAGCGTCACATAGTTGCCTCCGAAAGCGGCATTCGCCAGACCAGCCATGGCATAGGGCTGAGCGCTAGTGCCGAAGCGGAAGGAGCAGTAGGCGGCCCCGGCATACTTCTCACGCGAAGTAACGCCCGCACCCCAAGAACCGTTCGAGCCGCCCGTCTTGGTGGCCGTGCTACCCGACACAGTGGTCTCAGTGTTGTAGGGGATCAGCGTGACAGTCGAGACGGTGTTCTCGGTCCAAGTCCCGTGCTGAATATCCACGACGCCGGACGGGAAGACGGAGGATTGAGACTGGTAGTAATCCAGCATCTTTGGCCACAGGCGAAGACCCGGAGGGGCGTCCACGCTGTGATAAACGATGCCGTCAACGATAGCTTTCACGGTTGAGCCGTCGTAGGCCAGCATTGCCCTTGAAGCCGGGGAGAGACTGGGGACAGAGACCGTAGAGGTCTGACCTCCGGGGTGCTGAAGGTAAATGCTCCCCGCCCCTACAGCACTGTCGGAGACGATCATCCGGTAGCGCTGGCTCGTATCAACGAAGCTGGTAGCGTCTTCACCAAGGGCGTAGCAAGTCAGCCAGCCGTGTCCCATGCCTGCGCTGATGACGCTACCGGAGATAAAGCAGCTTCCGCGTTGCGGGGGCCCAGCAGCGCCGCCCTGCCACGCTCCATGAGTGCCGGTGACGTTGCTCTTCTGGACGAAGTTACCGCGAACCGTCGAGTGCGATCCAAGGGCAGTCAAGGTGCCGCTGGTTCCCGCATTGTCAGAGGGCCGCGTGGCGCCGGTCACGCCCGCGAAGTCGGAGTTGGTGGCCAGAACGGACTGCCCGGCGATGGCGGCGGCCGTCCGGCTCTCCGTCACATTGGCCCCCGCCTCCCCGGGGCGGAGGCTTTCAACGGTCGCGCCCCCGGACACATAAGTCAGCTGGTCAGCTGTTCGGCCGGTCAAGAGAGACAGGCTACGGGTGTTGATGTTTGACAGGCTAGTCAGGTTGCCCGAGCCGTCCAGATTGTTGACACGGGCTTGAACGGTGGCAGGCGTCAGGGTTCCATAAGTCGCCCAACCAGTTTGGCCGGTGACCGACGAAGCTACACGGGTCTCGGTGATGTTCGCGCCGCGCTCCAAAACGGCCCGGTCGGCACCGTGGCTCACATCGAAGCTGACGCCAGATGAGTTCACGGCAGCTACGCCGTTGGTGTTCACACCACCCGCCGCGCTGATCAGCGTATAGGTGCCGTTCGTCATGACGCCCGTGACGCCTACAGTGGGAATGGCCCCTACGAGGTTCGCACCGACCGTAGGCCCATCGACGTAATGAACCGCCCAGACCCCGGCCGTGCCGGGCAGGGGCTCAACGTCAATCATCATGTTTGTAGAAGACAGACTGGCCTGCACGTCGAGATAGGCTTCACCGGACCCATTCTTGGACAGGCGGGCCTGAACGATAGGGCCCCCGACCCCGTTGGAGACGATGGCAATAGAGCCGCCGTTAGTGTTCCAGTCGGAGGAAACGTCCAGAACGATTGCCGAGGGGACCGCGCCACCGCCGTCAAAGCCGAGGGTAATGCGAGCGGAACCGCGCCCCGCCGAAGAGATAACCCGAGCAACCCGGAACCACCGTTGCCCCCCTGCGCCAACGGCTATCTGCGACTGGGTGCGAGAAAACAGGTAGGTCTGTAGCGGCGCCTGCACTTGGGCTGGCGTGTAGGTGCCATAAGTCGCCCACAAGGTCTGGCCGGTGATGCCAGCAGCGGTGCCTTGCGAGGTGACAAGCGTGGGGTCCGTCGCGCTGACGTCCCCGCCACCAGTGCTGATGAAGCGGAAAGTGGCGTTTCCGAGAGCGGTCCTCGTTCCCTCGTTTCCGCTGCGGTCAACCGTGGCGGCCCAATACCAATACTGGACGCCGACCGTGCCCGATGTGTCGATCAGAGACGTGCCGTTCACTTCACGCAACAGGCTGGCCGAGCCCGACACGTTGGCGGTGTGGCGATAGATGCGGACGAAGGCCAGATCGTCGTCACCGGGGTTCGCCCAGCCCAGCGCGACGTTGCGCGGACCGGCCGTGCACGAAACCGCTGTCACGACGCCGGGGGCTGTGGTGTCGCCGGGGGCGGCTGTCAACGCGGACCACGAAGACCACGCGGCCGAGAGCGTCCCGGTGCGGCTCACAGCCTTCACCCGGTAACGGTAGCTCGGGCCGGTGACGACGATGCGGTCATCAATGGCGTTCTCAGCGGCCGGTTCGATCCATGTGATCGTGCCGTTATCGAACTCGACAAGGTAGCTGAGAGCATCCGCCGGGGCCGTCCAAGAGCCATACATTCGGCTGACTTGAGTGCCGTCCGCCGCGATAGCCGTTGTAATGGACAGGGAGGGGGTGCCAGAGACCGTTCCCGGGGTGACCGGGATGGTGTCCCCCGCTACGAAGTCGGGGGCCACATAGGGCCCGAAAACGGTCTGGGCGGACGGGACGCCACGGAGCGAATAGTAGGTGATGGCGACGTAGTAGTCCTCGCCGGAGCGAAGGTTGTTGACCGGGACCGCGCTACTGATCGACGGGCCGTCGTAGACTTGCTCCCACGGGCCCACCAGTTCGTTGCTCACCTCAATGAGGATCGAGCGCACGTTGTCAGTCACCGTCACGCCGGGGTTCTGAGTGACTATCAGGCCGGGCTGTTGAGAGCCGTCAGCTTCCGGCGGCCGGACGGTGACCGTCCAGTCCCCGGCCAGCGGAGCCGGAGGGGCCACGCTCGGAGCCGTCAATGTGGGCGACGGCGCGGGGCTGGCAGTCTGCCCCAGAGCCCAAGCGTGTTTCGCGTCCGTCTCGGACCGGCACTCAAGCGTCACCGCGCCGGTCGCCACATCAAAACTGCGCCGGATGAGGACAACTTTCTGCCCGTTCATGCCGGTTTCCGGCATATCGACGGTGAAAGCATCCCCTGACCGAAGGTTTAGAAGGTGTATTTTGCCCGGGATCGTGGGCCGAAGCGTCTCTCGGACGTTTGCCAGATCATAGGCGGCGAGCTCGGCGGCCTGCTTGGCGGCCCGGACGTAGCGGTAGCTCACCTCCCGGGACCGCTCCTCGCCGCGATCCTCGGTGACATAGACAGACGACGTCACCGCCCCGGCCGGGACCTCCTCAAACTTGTGGGGCTCTGAACGGTAGCGGGGGATGATCGTGTTTGGGCGATCTTTCCGCGAGGCCATGACCCTGATGTTCACGGTGCCCACCAAGTCGGCCTGCGTGAGGGTCATGATCGACGCCCGGGGCGTGTTGATCATGCAGCTGATTTGAGCACCCCGGCTAAGAGGCACACCGCCGCCCGCCTGAAGCATGGCGCTGAGGACTTGCCACTTGTCGTCCGAGGTCGTCCATTCACCGGAGACCGTCCAGCTGTTGGCGCTGGCCACGTTGGCCCCGTCAACGAACGCGGCAATGTCCACAGCCACGTCCGGCGCGCCGATCCCGGCCAGCTTCTTCGTCCGGTCAATGGTCCCGTCAGCGTTGAGCTTGAAGTGCCCCCGGACCCACGCAAGCGCATGGTCGTAGGGGTTCTCGGAATAGCCCCACGTCCGCCAGTCATCGCGGCGCTGCGCCCCGGAACCGCCCGGGTAGGTGCTGTCAAAGCGCGGCTGCCAGACCTTCATCCCCAGCAGGGTCCACATCGGGCGCGGGACACCACCCTCGTATGAGGCCTTCTTGGAGTTGTTCCGGAGCGTCCAGAAGCTCGCGGCGACACCAGAGCTCTTATGGTTCGTTGTCCACTCGCTCATCGCCGGGCTGGGGTCCGGCACACCCGTAGGCGGCATCAGCGACCCATCGGACAAGAGACCCGTCTTGTAGGTCATCCACATCTTGTCTTTGTACGGCTCTACGGCCGCCGCGAGGCCCTGCGGCCCGGGGAAGGTGACCACCGTGTCGTTCGCCTTGAACTCGGCAATGCCTTCAATCGGGCCGAGGCTGAGAGCGGTGGCAAACGACAGGTACAGGTTCCCCTTGCCCCACACGTTGGCGTGTTGCTGGCGGCCGCCTACGCCGAAGCGGCCCATGACGCCCGAGATAGGCGCGGCCGGGTCCGCCTTGAACGCCGTCGGGGAGCCGCCAGCGCCGGTCTTCGGCTGCATGATCAGCGAGACGCCAACGGCGAGGGCAGCATTAAGCGCCAGCGTTCCGAGGGTGTTCGTGATGGCCGCCGCCGTGAAGGTCGAGAAACCAGCCACGGAAAGCGAACTGATCATCAGGGCCCCGGCGGACGCGGCCGTAGCGCCAACCCATGTCACAGCGGTTCCGATAGCGGCGGCGACGAACATTCAGATGGCCCTCCATGCCAGATCGTATTCCATCGGCTGAAACACCGTGCAGGCCCCCGCTTGAGCCCAAAAACCCAGCGCCCGGCCGTTGCCGACAGCAATAGCCAGCGCCACGTCGCCGTCTAAGCCGCCCTCCGCTCTCAAGCCAAGAATGTCGCCGGGCAGGGCGGTTGCGGGAGCGATCCGGGGCAGGCCGAGCGCGTCCACCGCATCCGGGATGGTTTTGTAGCCCATGCGGGTCAAGGCGCGCCGCGCGCCGGTCTCCGATGAGTAGGTCCCCGCCTTGAGCAGCGGCGTCTTTACGCCCAGCTTTCGGAGACAAAAAGCCGTCATCCGAATGCAGTCGTCCCGGCCTAGCACTAGCGGGCGGCGGTCATACTTCTGGATGGTGGCTTCAACGGCGCTCATCCGGCGGATCATGAGATTAGAGTGGGTCACCCCCTCACACTACATCGCCCATGCCGCCAGCGCCACCACCGCCACCGCCGCCGCCATAGCCGCCGGGCGAGCTTCCGGGGCCGGTTGAGCCGCCTACGGTGTCAGTGACGACTTGCGGCCGGGGAGCATCATAGCCCCACGGGAGGTCGCGCTGGATTTCGGTGACGTACTGGAAACCGAGCTCGCCCGGGTAGATGCTCTGCCAGAACTTGTCGTTCCAGCGGTAACCCTCCCCCGCCTCAAACAGGCGGTCCCATGCGGACGACACATCAAAGGTGATCAGCGTTGCCTCCCCGCTGACCTCAACGTCGGCCGTGTCAATCTCTCCGACGAAAAGAAGCTCCGGCGCGCCGATGATAAGGCCCGTCTCGGGATTGATGGCGCAAAGCCATATATTGACCGGCGAGCCTTGGTTGGCCGGGTTGGTCAAAGCGGCCAGCGCGGACACGTCCGACGGCAGGAATGTGAACCGCGTGGCCGGGGCCTCAGTCCCCACCTGTTCGGTTATAGGATCTATGCCGCCGAGGGTTCCGTAAACGGCGTCCTCACCCGTGAAGGTGTTGCCGTTGAAGAGAAGCTGCGCCGCGCCGTCAACCACGCGGATCGTGCGCGCCGGGAGCGTGATTTCGACGAGGGCGGCGACGGTGACGGACGCGCCGCGAAGGGCGGTGTCCAACGCATTGTCCAGAGGCATGGCCTACTCGCGTTCGGTGATGGTGAAGCTGAAGCCGAGGGCTCCAATCCTCCGCACGGTACGCTCAAGCGCGCCTGTGACAAAGCCTCCCATCCGGGGAGCGGCCAGCGCCACGGTTGCGCCGCTGGCTGGCGACCGCCGGATGGTCGGATATACAGGTAGGCCGGTGACGCCTCCGGCCCCCGTTACCGCCGCCCGGGTGAAGTAGGCGAACGTCTGCCCCCCAATCTCAAACGAGAGCCACTTCCCGGCCGGGACCGTGACGCCCGGCGTCAAGCCGCTCACGTTCAAGGTCCGGCCGGTCTGCCCGGCCCCGGAAACCACCACCGAGCCATAGCTCAACACCGGAACGGTTGGCTCTGGGATGGCGATGGTCGTGTGCTCGGTCCGGCCTTGGGCCAGCTGCGCCAGCAGCGCCGGGCCACAGCCCTTCGCGGCAATCGCCGGGACCGAGACCCGGATGGCATGGCGCGTCCCGGGGCGGTCAATCTGCGTTGTTGGGCCACCCAGCGGCGGGGTCATGCCACGGGTGTTTGAGACCTCACTGATGTCGTATTCGACATTCCGGGGCAGGGCGGGGAGAACTTGGGTCATACGAACCGTTTTCCGGCACGGCGGGCAGCGGCTCGGTTTTCAGACCGCGCCCGGGCTACAGCGAACATAGCACCTTGAGCCGCCGCTTCCATAGCCGAGCGATTGATCGCTTCCTCGCCGTTAGCCCCCGAAAGGTCGATGCTGATTTTCGCATCCACCCGGGTGACGCCTTGAGCGGAGCTCATTCGGTTCATGGCCGCGTTGACCGAGGGAATGATGGTCCCGGCCGTCGTAGGCACGAAGACCTCGGGACGGCGCTCCCCGACGATGAACGGGTGGTGAGGGGTGACGGACCCGCCGGACGCCCGGGCAGGCATCCCACCGAAGCTGCCCGTCACAGCACTCAGGATCGCGCCCAGCCAGCCCCCGCCGCCGCCACGGCCCTGCCCGGATATGAGGCCCTTGCCCGCCTCTGAGAGAAGGTCGAACAGGTCATCCGCCAGATTGTCCAGCAGGCGGTCGGTGAACCGGTCGGCCATGCTCTCAAAAAACCCGGGGAGGTCGCCTTCTAGAGCGGCGCGGATGCCGTCACTGAAGGTCCGGCGGAACGTCTCCCTCATGTCGCCTTCCGCCCCGGCGGCGGTGATGAAGTCGGCCTCACCGTTAGCCTGCGCCCGGGCGGCGGCCGCGTTGAGCTCGGGGCGCATCCGGATCAGTTCGTTGATGCGCTCGTTGATCCATTGCTCACGCTCAAGCCTCTGGATCAGTTCCACGTTCCCGGACAGATAGGCAAGCTGAAGAGCCATAGACAGGCGATCAGCTTCTATGTCCCTTGAACGCTCCTGCGCCTCCTCCCCCTTTTCAATATTCGACGCTATGTCTTCAAATGCTTGCTTGATCGCCTTTTCTTGCTCCTCGCGCTGCTCGGCGGCGGCCGCGATTTGGTTCAAGCGGGCAAGCTGCTCAGTGGCCGCTACAGCCGCGTTTTCGATGCCCGCCGCCTCGTACCGGGCAGTCAACGCGATCAGCGCCTGACGCTCTTCCTCGGCCTTGATTTGCGCTTCGCTTCCGGTGGCCCGGACGAAGGCCAGCTGTTCTTCAAGGGCAATCGTAGCTCGGAGCTCCGCCTGGCGCTCCGCCTCGGTTTTGCCGTTCCGGCCGCCGCCGTCACTACCGCCAGCATTCCTTCGGGTGGGGCGGTCAGTCGCTCGCTCCCCATTCAGTTCAAGCTGAATGGACCGCCCTCGCAAGTCGGCCAGCTGATTTTCGAGCGCGGCAATCCGGTTTTGTCGCCCGACAGCCATGCCGCCAATGATGCCGCCAACTGGCAGGATCGCTTCCATCCCCCTCTGAAGCACGTTGGGGTTCTGCTCTTTCTCCAAGAGTGCTCTGGTCTCGTCATAGGCGTTGGCGATCCGGGACCGCATCGCCTCCTGTTGAGCGTCCGCCAGACGGAAGGTCTCATCGGCCAGCTTGGTCGTCGCATCGCAAAGCGCATCCGTCCCGGTGACGGCCGCCGCGTTCCCATCTCCAAAGTCCCCCGACCTCCTCGCTGCCTCCTCCGCCAAGGCCGCCGCGTCCCTGAGAATGTCGTTGTATTCTTTCCCGACCTCATTGAACTCCTTGGTCCGGGTTTGGGCTTCATTGACGGTCATGGCGAGGATGCCGATACCGGCCGCCAGACCGGTCACGGCCAGCCCGATAGGGCCGCCGAAGAACGCCATGCTCGCTGACAGCTTGGTCATCGACCCGCTCGCCGCCAGACCGCCAACACTCATGCGGCCGAGCGCGCCAGCAGCCAGCCCGGCGCGCATTTCCATAGCCGTCATCTGAAGGTTCGTGAGGGCGATTTGCGCGTTCATGGTCACAAAGCCCGTGACCGCGCCCGCGACGGCGCGCCCAACGAGGGTGGAACCGATCACAATGGCAGCGATGGTGACGATGTTGGCCATGTCATCAAGGTTTTTGGACAGGGCAATGATGCCTTCGCTCAAGGCCTTAGTGACGCCCAAGCTCTTGTCCGCCTCCCCGACGAAGCGGCCGAACTCGTTATTCAGGATCGTCATGGACTGCATGACCGTCGGGGTCATGGCATTGAAGCGGCCCTCAATCCCGTCCCCGGCGTTCTGGATCGCGGACAGGATGATTTCGGAAGTGATCTTGCCTTCCGCGCCCAGCTTCTTCAGCGCGCCAATGCCAACGCCCATTTCTTGGGCGATAGCCCGGATGATTTCCGGGGACGTTTCCCGGAGCGAGCGCAGTTCGTCACCCTGAAGGACGCCGGACGCGATGGCCTGCGACAGCTGAAGGACCCCGGCGGCGGCCTCAATGGTCGTAGCCCCGGAGGCGGCGAAGGACTTGTTCACGAGCTCCGTCACGCGAAGGACGGTCTCGGACGAGGTGCCGAGCTCTTCCGTCGCCCGGGTGAGGCGGGCGTACAGAGTGACCGTGGCCTCGGTTGAGGCAAGCGATCGGTTGGCAAGATCGACCAGTTCGCTCTGGCGACCAGCGAGGTCCCCGGCGGCGACACCAGCGGAAGCCAGCTGGTTTGAAGCCCGGTTCCAGCTGTCAGCGTAGGCTAGAATGGCCCCTGCACCCAACGCCCCGGCCAGCGTCGGGGCCAGCCTTGCCAGACCGGCCGACAGGGCGGCGCTCATGCCCTCCCCCGTCTTTGCCATCGTGGCTTCAAGGTTCCGCTGGGATGCGCGGGCGCGGGCCTCTACTTGGGTCAACCGCTTGTCAGCGGTCGCGCTCATCGACTGCATCGACTTCTCAAACCGCCGAAGGTCGGCGCTCATCGTCAGAACAAGGCTTTCAACGTCGCGGGCCATGAGGCTACCTTAGATGTGGGCGTACTTTTCTACCAGCGCGTCATGCTCTTCCTCAGACAGGGCGCTCATCTTCTCGCCGCCGCCGTTGGCCCGGACATAACCGTTAACCGCTTGAGCGAACTCCCACAGAGAGAGCTCGTCTACTTGGCGGGCGGTCCATCCGAGGGCTGCGCCGGTCCCGTAGAAACTTCCGAACCGGAGCTTTCCTCGGGGGAGGGGCGGTTCGTTTGAGCCTCCCCCGTCGCTCCCCCCGGGGGAGCCTCTTCGTCCTCGTCCGGCGCGCCAGTCAAAACGACCATCAGGATCGCCTGAACAAGCGGGATGAACTGGATCAGAGGCTCGCCGTCAAAGGCGTTCTTCATGAGAGTAGTGGCCTCATGGGTCGGCATTTCACCGCCCAGCAGGCCTTGGTACAGGGTCTCCCGGAGGTCATCGACGCGGTAGGTCCGCGCCTGCATCCTCATCAAAAGCTCTTCAGGACCAGCATCACACTTTTCCTGAAGAGCCCGAAGGCGTCCGATGGGAAGCCGGAACAACCGGTCTTCACCACCGAACGCCAGTTCAATCTCCGCCCGCCGCGTCATCCGGCGTTCGCGGTGACCGTGACCGCGCCGTCCGAGACGAGCGTGATGCTGGTTTGCATCTTGCCGCCCCGGTCGCCTGTGATCGGGAACTCAGTCAGGTGGAACTTGCCGGTGAAAATGGTTCCGCCGTCCGCCCCGGGAACGTCAACGATGACCTTGACGTTTTTGCTGTTCGGGCTGACCAGCCACGCGGCGAAGAGGGGCACGTCCTCGGTGTCGAGCAGCCCGGAGCCGGTGATGGTAGCCGAGAGGTTGGTCTTCTCCCGGAGGACCCACGCGATAGCTTCCGGGTCTTCGCAGTTCGGAATGTCCGTGTCGCTCGTCCCGGCCGAAAGCGTGATGCCGCGCTCCGCATTGATCGAGCAATTGACCGCGAAGACTTCCGTTGGGGTGGCACCGTCGCCCACCTTGATGAGCAGCTTTACGCCCTTGGCGTGTTTGATAGGCATAGTGGTCTCCTTCTGTGCCCTGTTGGGCGCGGTTAGATCGGGTCCAGAAGGAACCGATGGGTGTTGATCGAGTGGGCGGTCAGGCCGTCTGTGTCAAAGAAATGGCGGGCACTCTCAAACTCACTGATCACCACGTCATACCCCGGAATGGTGTCAATGTCTCGCATCAGTGAGCGGACCAGCGCGGCAATCCGCTTGGCCTGCTTTCCGGTCTCCTTGCGGTCGGCGGCGACCCGGGCGAAAATGTGGACGGGGACATAGACTTCGGTGCTGTCACAGCACTCCGTGGCATCGTCGTTGACCTCAACCTCGCCCAGAACGAGATACGGAAAAGGCGCGTTCGTAGGAGCCGCCCCGTCATACAAGCGGACGTTGCCGCCCATCGCAGCGGCGAGCGCAACGCTGGCGCGGAAGGCGGCCTCGGCCGCTTCAGACACCGGGAGGGCTGGATCGCTCATGGCAGGCTATCCCTGATCGCTTTCTTGGCCGCCCGGGTCATCCGGGCCTTGAAGCGGCGGCGCAGCATCCGCCACGTCGGCCAGAAGTATGGATAAGCCGCCATCTTCGACGTGCCAACCTCCACCCACCAGCCGTGAACCGCCTTGCGCCCACCGGCCGCGACCCGCTGGCTGATCCGGGTGCTGTCGGAAACGTCTTGGTGCCGGATGCTATTGTGCAGATCATAGTCATCCTTTCGGACAAACCGGCGGGCGGTGGCGACCATTTCAGCGGCGTTCGTCTTGTTCTGCGCCCGGAGCGCCTTCCGGACATTGACCGGGATTGCCTTCATCCGGGCCCGGAGCTTGTCACGGCGCGTGAACTTCGCCACGTCACCCCTCCGCCGTGCCGGAGACCGCCAGCACATCAATGAAGGCGTCGTCCTCGTTGTTCTCAGCGGCCGACGTGACATTGTAACGCTGGCCGTCTGTCCCGTCGCCGTTGAGCATTACGACGCGGTAGGACGGGTCGATAGCCCGCGCCGCCGCCGAGGCCCGAATAACGAAGGCGGCGGGCTTTTTCCCTTCAAGGCGCAGCGAGACGACGGCCTCGGAGCCACGGAGGAAGATGACCTCGGCCCAACAGGAAAAGGCTGGGGTCCAAGCGCCCAGCCGATCCCCGTTTGCATCCAGAGCCCTGCGATCAAACCGAACGCGGTCACTGAGGCGATTTACACTAGGCTTCCGGGCCATCAGCGGTCTCGGGGGGTTGCGCCTCGGGCGGTTGTGGCTTGGGCTGGCGTGGGGCCCGGGCAGGGGGCGCTTCGTCTTCCGAGACGAGCTCTGCACACCCGGCGGCAATAGCCTGCTCACCGGCCTCCCGGGTGACGGTGAAAATACCTTGCGTCGGGCCGTCCGGAAGGTACGCCATTGTTACGCGGCGCTCGGCGGAGGGGGTGTAGTCGAAGGCCTTGAGAACTTTGATACGCATGATCGGTCTCCGTTAAGCCAGCGCGGGATCGCGGTAGCTATGCAAAAGGGCCTTCACTGGATCAGACAGGATTTCTTCGGTGCCGTCCCGGTTTCCATAAAGGCGGCCAAACGCCAGATAGATTGCCGCCTTCACATCAAAAGGCACATTGGCCTCCGTCCACGCCGGGTTGGCCCGGCCCTTCAAATAGTTCAGGACTATGGCTGTCGCCTCGTTGACAAGCTCGCTTGCCAAAACGTCGTCGTCAGCGAAGTCCAGCCTTAGACGGCGCTTGGCACCGGCAACCGTGATCAGAGCTACCATTTCGATCCATCCGGTCCAATCTGAGTGAGGTCTTTGCCGCGCGGCCCGGGCGCTCCCTTTTCTCCGGGCTTTCCGTCCCGGCCGGGCGCGCCGTCCCGGCCCCGCTTGGCGGCCAGCGTCCAGTGCTTTGATGCCTCACCGGGCTTGTCCTTTGTGGGGCCAGCCCTCTCACCTTGAGCCTCCCCGCCGTTGCAATGCCACAGGGAACCGCCGAACGTCACGGTGTCGCCGCGCTCGTACTCGTTGCCGTCCTTGAAGACGCCGCGATAGATCATGGTCGGCATAGCCAGTTCCCGGACATAGCGGGTCTCGCCGTCCTCAAACACGAACTCGATGGTCCGGCCGTCGTCCTTCAGCACGACGTCAAAGCTGGCCAGCGAGAAGCCGGGCGCGCCGCGCTCGCCATCTACGCCCGCTTTCCCGTCGATGCCGTCCCGGCCGTTGATGCCGTCTTTGCCGACGACTACGCCAAGCTCCCGGGTCTCCCCGTTGGTGAGCGTCACAACCAGCTGGCCGTCCCGGCCAAGAACCGCACCAGCCAGACCCACGCCGTCAGCACCCGGGGAGCCATCAAGGCCGCGCTCGCCCGGGGCCCCGTCAATGCCGTCCCGGCCGGGCTCACCCGGGGCTCCCGGCTCTCCGTCTTTGCCGGGCAGGCCGTCTGCGCCGTCTTTACCGTCCGCGCCGGGCAGGCCATCTACGCCATCCCGGCCATCCGCGCCGGGAAGACCGTCAACGCCATCCCGCCCATTTTCCCCGGGAAGGCCATCCACACCGTCCCGGCCGTCTGAGGGCAGCGGACGCTCCTCAAGCGCCTTCAGGCGCGCCAGAAGCGGCTCCACGGCCCGGGAAACAAACTCTTGGACCGAACGGGTAACCACACCGGCCAGTTTTTCGAGGTCACGCATGGCTCGGGGCCTCCAACAGCTTCGTGTTCAACAGGGCCGCGAAGCGTTCCAGTTCTTCTTCGGGCGTCTCGTCCGGCTCGTCAACGGGCTCGGCGTCCGGCTCGGTCGGAGCGGGAGCCGCCGGTTTAGCGGTGCCGAACGGGTCGTCGCTCGCATCCCGCTTGGCGAGTGCTTCCAGCGAGTAGTTCTGCTGTTGAAGATAAACCGCGTCCCCGCCCGGGACGGGGCCCATGTTGAGCTTCCGTCGGCCTTCGTTCGGACGAAACAGGCCGCTCTTCACCGCCTCCCCGTAGGTTTTGACCTGAGTGGCGGTGTCCATCCGGATCAGGCCGTCCAGATCGAACTCGGTGCCGTAGGGGGACGGAAGCTCCATCCCCTCGTCCAGCGATAGCTCAAGGGCCTCGATCAGGATTTGCAGGCAGTCCGAGTAATACTGCTGGTTTAGGGCTTCGATATTCGTATAGGGCGGGAGCGGGCCGATGCCGACCTTGTAGGCCGGGACGCCGAAGGTCGAGCAAATGGTCTCGCCCGTCCACTTCAGCTGGTCGATCAGCTGGGCATCCACCGCGTTGACCGACATGGCCCTGTATTCAAGGCCGTCACCAAGAACCGCAACCTTGCCGACATTGGCCCCGGTGTAGTTGGCGTCCCAATGCTCCTTCAGACGCACAGCCGTATCATCCGAGATATGGCCCGGGGCGGTCAGGATGCCGCCCGGATTTGAACCGTTGCCGAAAAACTGCGCCGAGTTGGATTGAATGCGGATCGCCTGCATGGCGGCCAGCCCGTTAGCATAGATCGGAGAGGTGCCCACTAGCGGGTGATACAGACAGTTCATCCGGTCATGAATGATTTCTGACGCGGGCACCGTCACGCTGTCATTTTCCAGCCCGGCGAGGTTGTCTCGCATGAGCTCATAGAAAACCGCGCCGTCCGGGCTCACCAGCACCTTCACGCGTGTCGGGTCGAGGATATACAGGGCGGCGACGACGTTGCGATTGTCCCGCATTTTGAGGACGTAGGTGTTGCCGTGGACGAGCTTGCTGACCAGCCAGTTCTCAATGAACTGGATGCGGTTTTGATACCGGTTGGGCCGCCGGAGAGTGCTGGAAAAGGCGGGCTGCTCAACCTCGGTCCAGATGCCGTCCTGATTTAGAGCAACCAGCCGAAGGTTCATCTTCGCAATGTCAGACGCGATGAGGCCGATGCAGCGATAGACCGTGCTGTTCGTGAGCGCGGTGTCGAGCTTGACCTCTATGTTTTGCTGCCACGCCCCGGCGAAGGCCTCCCGGACGATGCCCCACCAGCCGCCCCGGCCGTCAATGGGCGAATAGGCTTGGCTGGCTGACGTAGTGATCAGCGCCTTTCGCTCGCTCCCGGCGGCGGGGGGTTGGCGGCTGATTTCATATCCGAACAGGCGCACGTCAGTTCTCGCAGTCGTTGTTGGGACCCACTTTCGGGCCGGTCGCAGAAACAATCAAGGCGGCCCGGCCCGACCGGTTTACTCGGTAGGCTTCAGGTCCCGGCGGCTGTAGCGGCCCCGGGGAGACTTTGCAGGGATTGGCAGGCCGTCTGCATCCACCAGCGGCGTCTCATCTGCCTCGGCATCAGCCGGAGCCGGGGCGGCCCGGGCGGCCGGAGCCGGTGCAGGATCACCCAGCGGGCCAACGCGGCCGATGGCTTCCAGAACGCGCACGTCCCCGGGCGCGACGTCCACCTCATCGCCAGCTTGAAACGACTGGCTGGCGTAGCAAAAGTTCACAAGGGCGATCATCTTCATGGGTTCATTCCTTCAGGGATCATGTGGATAAGAAAAGGGGGAAGGGCGAAAACCCTCCCCCCCCATCTTCAGGCAGTCGTCACAGGCTTGAAGGCCTATGCGTAGGCAGCGGCCGTGATGTAGGCCACGGCACCGGTCCGGCGACGCTTCCAGTTGATGTAGCGCTCGGCCCGGAGACCGACCATGTTGTTCTGCCACAGCGAGACAAGCTCGGCAGCGCCGTTGGCCGGAGCGCTATCCATCTGAAGCGAGGCTTCACGGGAGGCGTCCAGCGTCACGCCGTTGTCGTCAGCCAGCAGGATTTCGCTGGGCTTGGCGAGAACGATCAGGCCGCTCGGGATGTTCTCCGAAACGATCACCGGCAGGCCGAGCAGAGTGCCGCCAGACATGGTGATGCCCGGGAACTCCTGAGCCGTGCCGAGCGCGTTCAGCATGAGCGAAATCGACAGCGCTTGGGTTTCTTCCATGATCCAAGCGCAGCCGGCCACGCCGATGTTCGCGTTGATGAAGTTGGCGAACAGGGCCTTGATGTCGGTCCGGAAGGCGGCGGCGGTGGTGCCCGATGCAGCGAGGGTCGCAGCACCGTTGGTGATCGACGCCGGGGACGTGTCCGCGACGGCGGCCTTGGCCGGGTTGACAAAGTCGTAGTCCAGAAACTGAGCGATGGCGGCGGTCAGGTCTTGACGGACGACGGCTTCCGCCGACGGGTTCGAGAACCGGACCAGTTCATCGGTCAGGACCACGATGCCAGCGCATTTCGTGAAGCGCAGGGTCGTGGTGTTGAAGGCCAGATGCCCAACCGGCTTCGGCTTGCCCTCGCCAACCCAGCCGACCGAAGAACCGGCGGTCTGCCCGGGCATGGAGATATTGAAGGGCACCCGGCGAAGGTTGTCCATGCGGCCGATGATGGTTTGCGGTCGCAGGAGCTCGATGAACTCCGAGGCCATCTGGTTGTAGGGAACCAGCGGGGCGGCCCACGTCGCATCAGTCGTGGTGCCAGCCGCGACGGCGGCCCGGAGGACGGTTTCGACCTCAGGGGTGTCGTCCCAGCCCTTGGAGATTTCAACCGCCTGCATCAGGTTGCCCTTAGACCGGGCGAGCGCGATGGCGTAGCGGGTGAAGGCCGTGCCCTTGGGCAGATTGGTCCCCTTGACGACAGCGACAGAGCCCGAACGGGCTTCCGAGGCGACGGTGGTGCCTCCGGCGGCGACCGGGGTAGCGGCGGCGGCTTGGCTGGCTTCCAGCGTAGCGAGGCGCTTGATGTGCGCGTCGATAGCCTTCACCTCGTTTTCGAGGGTGTCGTACTCCTCGGAAGCGGCGGCATCCAGCGTCTCGCCGCTTTCGGCGGCGGTGTTCATGATGTCGGTCATGCGAGCGGATTTCTGCTCGCGGGTCGCAACGAAAGCGGCGCGTTGTTCAGCGATGGTCTTCACGGTGTTGCCCTCCTTGGGCGCTTTGATATTCACGACAGGCAGGATGCTCGTCGTCGGGGTAGAGCCCGTAGCGCCGGGCGACACGTTCTCATCTTCCGGAAGGCCAAGCGCGGCCCGTTCCTGCTGGACGATAGAACGAATGGTGTTGATGGTGGCCTCTCGCTGGGCCGGGACAGTGACGAGCGACAGTTCTAGCCACTCCCACTCCGTAAAGCGATAGCCCCCCTCCTTCATAATCTCATGCTTCAAGGTGGAGAAGCCGATGGAGACCGCCCGGATCAGTCCGGCCTTGATGGACTGCCACGCCTCATCGACGCGATCCTTCAGCTTGCCGGGCTCCGCCACCCGGGCGATGGTCGCGCGGAACGGGATGCCCTTGGCGTTTGGCTCCGCAAAGGTGACCGTGCCTACCGGCTGGTCATGGTTGTGCTGCCACAGCAGCGGGAGGGGCAGGGCGAACTTCGCGCCCATTGGCTCCACAATGTCGCCCATGCGGTCCGTTGACGGGGTGCTGGCGATGCCTTCGATGATGCGTTCGCCGTCGTCACCTTCGACGGCCTTGGTGATCGAGAGGGTCGAAAACGCGCGGTTCATGAAGAGCCCCTACAGGAAAATCATCTGGAACGTCTTTTCCGGCTCACGATCTGCCAGTTCCGCCGCTCCCAACGCCATCGCCAGAGCGATTGCCGCGTCAATCTTGTTCACCGACCGCGTCTTGGCTAGCCAGTGGTTCCCCCACTTGTCCTCTTCAATGACCGAAGACATGATGGCGGAGACCAAGACCGGGTTGTAGCGCAGTCTGATCCGCTTTTCCAGTAGGGCGTCTTCTAGCAGCCGGATAGACCCGGGCATCCACAGCCCCTCGCCGCCCTTTACCAGTGGGCGGCCCTTTTTCAGGCCCCCTTGGGGGTGTTCTGCGAACGGAAGGTTCAGGCCTAGGTCTTCAATGTCCTCCTCAAACCGGCGGAACGCGAACCGGTCGTAGGCGATGAGCTTGACGTTGAAGTCTTGGTCATATTCCGCGACCGTTTGGGCCACATGGCGGTAGCTCACGCTTTCCCCGGCCGGGGCGTGAATGTGACCCTCGCGCGCCCACACGGTGTAGGGCAGTTGGTCTTTGAGCTCTCGGGCCTGAAGGGTGTCGCCCGGGGTCCAAGCCTCGATCCATGCGTCATAGGTCGGCTTGTTATTGGCGTCGGTCCCGGTGCGAACCACCGCGCCGAGGGCGGTAATGTCCCGGTTCTGAGAAAGATCAAGGCCGAGGAAAATCTCTGACCCGTGATGCTCCTCGGGCGAAAACTCGGCCAGCGCCGGGTCCAGCGTTGACCGGGTCATCCATGCCGTCTCCGCATCCGTCCAGACGCAAAAGTGCAGCCGGAGGATGCCGTTCAGCTGGCCGGGGATAGCCTTGGCCTGCTTCACCGTCTCTTCCAGATACTCGTCGGTGATGGTGACACCTAGCAGCGGGTTGGCCTTGACCCAGCACGTCGGGTCCTCAAGCGGGTCATCCCCGGCGTCAAGGGCGCAGACGTAAGCGAAGGTCGTGTCGTCCAGAACAGCGCCGACGTAGGACGGGTCGGTCACCGCGTCGATGTTGCCGGACGCCACCTTCACGGCGTGAACGTGCTCTTCCCACGCCACCGAGTTCCGGTCTGATCCCGAGTTGGTGATCATGAACAGCAGCGGCTCGCGGCGGAACTTGAAGCCGCGTTCCAGCACCTCAATGATTTTCCGGTCCGGGAGCTCATGGACCTCGTCTGCCAGCACGAAATATGGACGCGGGCCCGAGCCGGTCTTCCCGGTGTCGCGGGAGACCGGGCGGAAAAACGAGCCGTTGGCGTGGTAGGCGAGGTTGAACTCTCGCCCCGGGCCGCCGGACGTCTCAAGCCGGGACGCCAGCGCCGGGGATTGCTTCACCATCGAAATGGCGTCTCGGAATAGGATGCCCGCTTGATCCCGGTGGGCGGCGGCGGCGTAGATTTGCGCGCCCGCCTCCTTCGCGGCGGCCAGCCCGAACAGGCCGATGCCTCCGGCCAGCGGCGATTTGCCGTTGCCCTTGCCCTGCTCAATGTAGGCCCGGCGGAACCGACGGCGGCCGTCCTCGCGCTTCCAGCCGAAGAGGCTTCCAATGATGAAGCATTGGGACGGGTGAAGGTTGAACGCCCGGCCCTCAAACTGTCCCTCGGACAGGCGAAGCACCTTCTCGAAAAACTCGAAAACGTAGTCGGCCGCGTCCACATCAAAATAGATGCCGTCGGTCCGCTTGAGGTCGTCTAGATGGCGCTGGCAGGCGTTTCGGACGTGCGGCCCGGCTACGGTCTCGCCGGAGACGACTGACAGGGCGTAGGCGGTTGTGCGATCAGCCGAAGAACTTGTCGGCGGCGTCACCTTGCTTCGCTGGCGGCGTGGCTTCGATGCGGGAGCGGGCACTCGGGGTCATCCCAAACTGTTCGGCATATCGGACCATGTCGAGCGCCGCCTTGTTGGCGATCCCGACGATGGGGTTCTGGATGGCGTTCCCGCCGGTCGTCTTGATCATCAGACCGTTGGTGAGCTCGTCGCGGGCCGCCATCTTCGCCAGCGTCTCTTCAGCTTGCTCCCACCGCCCGTAGGCTTGGCAGTAGGCGGCCAGCGCCGCCCGGTCCACCTTGGATAGGAGCCCGGCGACGTAAAGGTCTTGAGAGACCCGGCCCCATTCCACCATAGCGGGCTTGGACAGGAACGGCGGCGGAGGCGGGAGATTAGGCTCAAACTTGGCCTCGTTCTCGTTGAGCTTCCGCTTCCCGGCGTTCCCTCCGACCAGCTTCAAATGAGTGGGCTTTGGTTTGCGTCCTCTGGGTATGCTCATTCGGGCACCGTAGCACGTTCCTCGGCCGCCCGGCGACGTATCTCAAGCTGACGCCGGGTCATCCATGACCGCTTGTATTCGGTGTCCTCAAACAGCTTGGAGAAGCCGGTGATATGCTTCAGGCGCAGGATTTCTTCCGGCTCCATGCCGAGCTCGTTGCAGATTTCGGCGTCGGTCCAGCCGTTGTCGAGCATCTGAAACACCATGCTCGCCATCCCGGCCACGGAGTGCTTCCCCCGGGCGCGGTTGTGCCGGACAGTCGAGGCCATGCGGTCGTTGATCGGCTTGTCGATGACGACGACGGGCAGGAGCCCGTGGTTCCGCTCCCGAATGTCGGCGTTGTTCAGACAGGTGAAGTACCGGTGGAAGCCGTCCACAATGACGTATTCGTCCCGGGCGGCGTCATAGATGGTCACCACCGGCTGGGTGTAGCCGTCATGCTGGATTGACGTATAGAGCAGCCCCATTTCCACCTTGGCGACGGCGTTCGGGTTGTAGTCGTTCGGCTTGACCTTCTCGATGGGCACCCACCGGATATGATCGACCGGCTGGGCTTTCAGGGGCGAAAGTTCGTGCAGGGTCTCCCGGAGGGACAGGATCAGCGCCAATGGGTCATCAGCGGCCGCTATGGCGGCCCGGAGGGTGGCGTGGGTGTCAGGCTGGGTCATCGACGGTCCTTGAGTTGATGGCGAGGCCGCCCTTTTTGCCACGATTGATGCTGTAGGCCCCGTGAGAGGCGGCGAAGACTGACAGCTTGGTCCCGTGAAAATCGTTGGCGAGAATACAGGCGATTTGGGTCTTTAGCAGGACAGGGACCGCCTTTCCGAAGTAACGGCCGTCGTACGCGGCGAAGGTCTCCCGGAAGTACCTTTGGTGCTCCGGATCGCTGATCATATGCTTCAGCAGATGGTCCCGGTACTCCGTCCAGTCCTTGAACATGGGCGGGAGCTTTTTGGGCGTCATGAACTTGTCCTGAAGCTGCCCGGCGGTGTTGATGCCGGACAGGCGGTTCACGATGCGGTTCCATGTGTCTCCTTCAATCTCCTGAAGGAAAAATAGCTGTTTCACCGCGCTTTCGTGGTGGACGTTGCTCACCCGCATATTCGCTACCGGGACGCCGTGCTGGTACATATAGTCGTAGAGGGCGCAATAGTCCCAGCCGTTGTCGTGGATGGCCTTCCAGACGTCCGTATAGGACCAGTCGTAGAGGGGGTACATTGTGAAGTGGCCGATCTTCTTGTCATTGATCCGGCCCCACGTCTCCCCGCCGTAGGTCTCATAGGTCGTGAGACCCTTGAACCGGGCCGGGCTTTCCTCGGCCCGGACGCCCGCGATCTGGACAACCTTCTGGCCCGGCCAGCGCCATTTCTGATAGGCGTCGAAGAGCTCCCCGAAGCGGTCCGTTCCGAAGACGTTATCGTGAACCGAGTTAGGCTCCTTGGGCCTTATCCACTCCTTCCCGGGCTCCCAGCACATCAGCCACGGGTCGGTGGTGCTGGTCGCGTTGAACAGCTTGATCGGGACCTGAAGCCACACCGGGTCCACCCGGGGGTCGTTCATGACGACGCGCATATAGTCAATGACGCATTGCCACTCGGCCTCTTGGTCAATGAAAATGACCGTTAGGGGCAGGCGGCCGCGCTCTTCCGCGACCTTCAACGCGAGGTTCAAACAGATGGTGCTGTCCTTGCCGCCGCTGAAGCCGACACAGACGTTCTCGAACTCATCGAAAAGCCAGTGGATGCGCTTCAGGGCGGCGTCCCATACGTTGTCCTGCTGATAGAACTTCACAGAGCCTTCTCCAACCGGGCGATTGTCTTCTCAAGGCGGACCGCGTTGAGCTCGTTGCCCCGGAACTGCATCCCATGGGCTATAGCGGCGGCGGCCGAATAGCCCATGCCGCAACACCCGTCGAAGAGAATGGCCCCGGGCTCCGCAAAGGGGGCGACAGCGAGCTCGGCCACCTTCTGCCCGGTCATCCCGGCAACCCGCTTCAAGTCACCCACGGAGCCGTCAAAGGAGCCGAAGATGATGACGTTTTCGAGCTTCTTCCCGCCGCCGTTGTACAGCAGCCGGGCGGTTTCGATGTTAGAGAGGCCAATGGCCTTCATGCGCTGGATCGTGTCCTCTTCCCAGCGCAGGCCGGTTTCAATGAAGACTTGGCCGCTGACGTGGGTTTTGATCAGGTTCATGATCCGGTTGATCAGCGTCTCGTACCCGATGGATGGGATGTTCTGGCCGGTGTTCTTGGTCGCCATCGTGGCCCAATACTTCGTGTTGCCCTCACCCCAAGGCGGGTCGCTGTAATAGATTTTGGCCTTCCGGCCGTCAGCGAACAGGTCGTCCACTTGCGGGTGATCGACGCTGGCGTTTGAGACGATGTGAGGGCCGAAGGAGCGGATGGTCATAATAGGTTTCCTTGGTGTTTGATCAGGCGCTTTGCGCGATGGTGAAGTTGCCGAGGGTCGAGACCTTGGCTCCGGGCAGGAAGGCCAGCGCGTCGGCCCCGGCGTGATCCGGCACGTCCGCCATGTGCAGATGCGTCACCGGGACGTAGTCAGGGCTGAAGAACATGAGGAAGTAGCGGCCGCCCGGGGCGAGAAGGTCCGGTAGGCGCTCCCAAGCCTTCGGGGGGGCGTAGGACGGGGAACCGAAGAGCGAGACCACCACGTCAAACTTGCGGTCGGTGTAAAACCGCTCGAACTTGGACGCCACAACGTCCGAACCCGGATGATTTTGCAGCAGCTTCGTCAGCATCCCTTGAGAAGGGTCGATGCCCATGTAGTGACCGGCCGGGCGAATGAGGTCCAACAGGAGGCCGGTCCCACACCCGACGTCGAGAATGTCGCCGCCCGTGTAGTTGAGCGCCCGGGCGGCCGCCTCGTTCTCCGCCAGCGCGGCCGGGCCGGACCACAGGGCGTCATAGGTCGCGGCGATGCCGTCATAGGGCTCCGCCACATCCCGGACCGCCCGGTTGATCAAGGTCGTCTCGGACAGGGGCGCGCCCATCGACCAGTATTTCATGTCGTTGACGTCAAGACGGTCGTACCAGCTGCGACCGTAGCGCTCCTTGTAGCCGTGGTCCCGGATGAACTGGACGACGGCCTCAAACGGGACCGGGCCCTTCCAGCGATTTCGGAGGGTGTACCAGTGCGGGGCGTGAGGCATGGTCTTGGCGAAGACCCACGCATTGTCTAGCAGCGCCTTGGCTACGTCATTGAACGTCCACCCGGCGCGCTTAGGGGCGGGCCACGTCGCCGGGCATAGACGACACCCATCCGTCTCGTCGTTGATCGGGCGGGTGTCGTGGTGGCCGGTTGAGCAGCGTGTCACAGGGCGTCTCGGTTCAGGGTGATCATTTCCGCACAATGCGGGCAGGCGATTTCGATGAGCGTCTGCTTGGCGCGCTCTTGGAACGCGCCGCCCAGCTGGCTGGCGGCCGAGTTCACCTGAGCATCCGTCACGCCCTGCCCGGTCGCGGTCTGCGGCTGGTAGGTCGGCCGATAGTTCTCGTCGGCCTGCCCGGGGCCGCCGCCGAAGGTCGGGAGCTCGGTGATCTGGAAGCCGATGACGTCGGCCCAGCCCGGGTCGATCATCTGAAGGTCGGCCATTTCCATCGAGAACAGCTTGTCGTCCCACGTTGCGTTCAGGGCGATCTGGTTGTCCGCGAGGACGTAGGCGCGCTTTTGGTCGTCGCTCCACCCGGTGACCGTGATGACCGGGACCTCGGCCAGACCCATGTATGAGGCCGCCGCGAACCGGCCGTGACCAGCGAGGATCATTCCCGTTTCGTCGGCCAGAATGGGCACCGTCCAGCCCCACTCCTCAATCGCTCCGGCGATCTGGTCGATTTGCTCTTGTGAATGCTGGCGGGCGTTCACGGGGGACGGCCGGAGCTTTGAGAGCGGAGTGAGCAATGAAGTCTCACTCGCCCACCGCTGGGAGACCGGGTTTGCGGTATTTTTCACCTGATTGATAGCCTTTTTGGTCATTTTTGACCCCCTGTTGCTTATTCGCGGTCGTGTGCAGTTTCCGTCGCCCCCGGTTTCCGGGCGGAACGGCCTCAATCCTCGGACGCCCCCCCGGGGCCTGTCCCCGGTCCATGCCGTCCCCTTGGGGCCTGAAGCAGGGCCACAGCGGGGTTGTCAGGTGAGGCGGCGCAGGCGGTCCCCGTTGAGGAGGCGGGGCTGTAGCACCCCTTCAGGGCGATTGTCTCGGCATCCTGTTTCGGTGTCCGATCCGACCCGGTCTCTTGGGCATGGCTTGCCTCGCGGGGCTGGCTGGCTGGGTCGAGGTCGGGGCAGGGATGGAAGGTGCATGAGGTGTAGAGGCCGAGCGCCCGAGACAATGCCTCACTGAAGCGTTCATGCCACGGCTCTAGGCTCATGCTGGTGGCCTCAGCTACGGACTGGATGAACCGGCTGAAGGCATCCGTGGCGCGAGGGTGTTGCCCGTTGGCTGGCTCACACAGTGGGCAGGGTCCGCCTTCGTAGCAGCGGTCATGAGCGTTCACGCATACCACAGGGCGGGTCATGCTGGTTTGACCCTCCACGATCCACGGTCATAGCGGTATCGGACGCTGTTGATCACAACCTCGTCTCCGTCTCCCCACTTCCCGGTAACAGGGACGGGCAGGGTAGGGGGCGGTGGCGGGGCAGGGCGGGGCGCTTCCGTGGCCAACGGGCTGGCGTCGTTCACGGTCACCGCTACACCGGGGCTGGTGATTGCCGGGTCTGGGTCCGGTCCACCCGGGGCGCAGGATGGGCAGGCGCACCGAGGACGTGAGGCGGTGCGGATGACGGGGCGCAGGGTAGGCTCATGCACCACGACTTCCACCGGGCCCTCTGGCAGGGTCTGCCCGGGGTACAGGGGGGCCAGCATCAGCCGCACGGTGCCCGGCGTGGGGGATGCGGCGGAGCCTGTCACCCGGGCGGTCTCACCGAGGCGGGGCAGGATCAGCCCGAGACGAGCGACGTCTATGTCAATGAAGGTCTGCTGGGGCATGGCGGGATCAGCCGAGGGTTCGGGTGAACAGGGCGAAGGCGGTGCTGCCCAAGGCGGCGACCGCTAACAGGATCACGCTGGTGAGACGGGTGGTGAGGGGGCGGTTGCGCTTCATGCCTTCAGCGACGTCCCTTGGTTGCGGTGTAGAGAGCCGGGGCCCGGTAGGGCGTCCAGCCCGGGGCGGGAGCGTTGGACGTCAGGCGGAGGTCATAGCCTTCCATCATTCGGTCAGTCTCAAACGGGACGGTCATGAAGGTCCGGAACCGGCCGTCGGCATCGGGGGAGCCGAGATACTGGCCGTCAAAGTCCCGGTCAGCCATGATCCGGGCCAACAGGTCCGGGCTCATTGTCCAGCGGACAGGGGTTCCACCTTCCCGGTGAGACTGGCGGAGCATGGCGCTGGCCGTCTGGTAAACAAAGGCCCGGGCGGTAGGGACGTCGGCCGGGACGGTTCTGGTGCTGGCTACCTCTCTCACAGGCCACCTCCTGCTGGGGCGGTGCAGGGCGGCGGGTTCTCGGCCACCCATTCCCGCACCCGGTCGGTGACGTCTTCGGCGTTCACACACTCCCGGGGGACGTGCCAGCGGTCTTGGGCGGCATCCCGGGCTTCATCTACGGTCGCGGCGGTGGTGAAGCCCGCGACGGCTTGCGTGGTCTTCTCGCCGGTCGGGACAATGCCCACCAGCACGAACAGGCGGTTCTCGCTCATATCGGCCATCCGTCTTCTCCACAGGCTACGATCCGGCGCTGGCCAAACTGTTCGCGGGTCCGGGCAGCGTGGCACGGCTCGCATAGGCACCGAATGTTGGCGTCGGTGTCGGTTCCTCCCCGGGCCAGCGGGAGAATGTGGTCTGGGACCGTTGAGGGCTCTATGAGGCCCTTGTCTGCGCAGTCCCGGCACAAGGGTTCAGCCTTCAGCCGCCGGGCGCGCTGCTCAACGCCAGCACGGCCGCGTAGGCGCTCCCCGGGGGGCAGGGGCTTTCTGGCCCGGCTCATGACAGGCCGTCCGCGTCAAGGTCGTCCCGGTAAGCGTCGATCATCTTGCTGAACGCCTTGAGGGTCCGGGTGTAGCGGCCGGGGATCATGCCTGAGAGGATGTAGAACATCACGGCCGTCATGAAGAGGCCTAGACGCTCCCGGCGGCGGTGGCGGCGCGAGGGGGCAACGATGACGTTGGCCGTCCCGGTCCAGACCCGGGTGTCACGAACCCGGTCCTTCAAGCGGTAGAGCGCGTCCTGTCCATCCGTAGGCGGCGGCATCAATGAAGCCTCACCAGCGGGGCATGGAACGGCGGGCCATTCTGATGCTCCACCCTCAACAGGTCGTTGAGCAGCGCGTAGGTCTCGGTCTCGACGCCGTTCTCGTCTTTCCAGAACCGGATCGCCTCCTCAACCGTCAGGATGCGCTCAATGGTCTCGCCCTCGCCTCCGAGGTAGACGAGGTGGACGCGGACCGCTCCATATTCGGTGACGTCTCGTTGGCCCAAAGGGCGCTCCTGCTACTGGTGACGGCCCGGTGGTCTGAGCCTGCCTCACGCGATGCGGTGCAACGCGACACCGCTATTTGCTCATACGCCGGACGCAACGGCAAGAGCTTTTTGACTTTCCTCACGCCGGGCCAACCTCAACATAGGCGATGATGTCGCCTCTGGTCGGACCGGTTCTGTCTGGGTTCCACACCCAGCGCCAATCCATTCGGTTGCTCAACACCGGCATCGGATGAAACTCGGCCATACCATAGAGCTTGACCCGGACCCTCTTCCCCGGCGCAGGGTTCTGACCACCGGACCACGCGATAATGTCACTCATGCCGGGTCGAGCTCCGACCTAAGGAACGTCACCCGGTATAGCGACAGGCGGCCGTCGGCGGTCATCACGATCCGGCCGGTCACTGACCCGGGCGTCTCGGTCTCAGCTTCTAAGGTCTGACCGTCGTACGGATGCGCCCCGGGGCGGATGATGTAGCGGGCCGGGCTCACAGGGCCACCGGGGAAAGCCAGCCGAGACCGTCGCCTTCACGGTCCTTCACCAGCACGTTGTAGGCCAGCGGCGCGTTTCTGGATTGAGACAGCCGGAGCTCATACTGAGTGCCGAGGGCCGCGCATGGGTCATAGGCCATAATGGCCTCCGCTGCCTCCCGGGCGGTGTCATAGACCGCCCGGGGCCCGCGAAGGTTCTGGACCTCGTGGATGACGAGAGCGGCCATGCTCACTCTCCCTCGTAGAAGCACAGGTCGAAGCTGTAGTACGGCTCGACCAGCCGCTTGCCCGCGTCCATCGCAACGAAGCTGGCCGGGATGCCCCACTGGTACGGGCCAGCCTCCCAACAGGCGATCCAGCAGTTCCCGGCGTAATGGTGATCCGCCGGGCCCTTCACCATGCACTCGATTTCGGGCTTCTGGCCCTCCGCCGCCGCATAGGCGCAGAGCACCTTGTGGACGGCCCGGGCGGCGGCCTCGGCCGTCATGCCGGGCTTGAGGGCCTTGGCAATGTCGGCGTTGAGGTCGTGCGAGATAGGCGGGTGGAGGGGCAGGATTTTCAGGTCTGGGCCGATCATGGTCTTCGTCTCCAATGGGGCGGTGCCCCGGGGTTTCAGCTTTGACCCCGGACGTAAGCCTTGGCTTCGTCCTTGGTCATTTCTTCGTGGGTCTCACCGTCAATGATCGTGCCGTTCAGCGCGTCAATGGCAACGCAAAGCAGTTCCTTCTGCTCGGCGGTGTCCTCATGTTGAAAGGCGCAGCCGCTTCCCCCGGCCGTGTGGTAGGCCGAAATAGCGGCATCAAAGCCTTCCGTGGCTGCTTCGTGCCCGGCGACAACGCCGTATTGCAGCATCAGAATGTCGGAAGCGGCGTTGTTCTGGACGGTCATCTTGTGTCTCCGTGGGGATCATCCCCGTTCACCCTCAGACTATGCACGGTTGTTGCGTCTGGCGCAAGTCCCGGGGCGAACTTTTTTCAGCAAATCGCACCGAGCTCTCGACGGACCTCATTGAGGGCGTCTTCGTACCGGGCGACCCGGCCTTCCACCGACCTGTAGCCGACAGTGCCCGGCGTAGTCCGCCAGAGCGCCTTGCAGGCGTTGTGATAGTTGATCCATGCGGTTTCCAGCCGGGACAGGTCGGAGCGCCGGGCGGTGTCCTGAGCGCGCTCTTCGGGGGTCTTGGCGGCCATCAGAAGTTCACCTCGTACAGGCGGCGGCCGCACTTGAGATAGGAGCGGAGCACCTTGGCCCGGACCATCCGGGTGAGCTCTTTCTTGACGGCCTCCGGTGCTTCGGAGGGGATCGGCTGACAATGGATTGCCGCGCCGATGATGGCGAGGCGGTCAGCCGTCATGGCGCTGGCCCAGCAGGCTAGGATCGCGGACCGGAGCATCTGCCCCCATGCGTTGTGGCCGTTGGCGGCGTAGTCGGCGGTGCGGTCCGCCTCAATCAGCTGGCGGGCGGTGCGCTCTTCGGCGGACAGTTCGATGGTAGCCATTTTCGTTCTCCGTGGGGATCATCCCCTTCAGTCCTCGTACTATGCCGAAGGCTTGCGCGGGACGCAAGAGCTTTTTTCACCTGAGCGAAGAAAAACCGCCGGGAGCCAAGGTCGGGGGGGACGGGCTCCGGCGGTTTCGGGCGGCTTTCCCGCCCCCGGTCTCATGATAGCCTCCTATGCGGTCTCTCAGCGGGTGCTGCATCAGGGCCGAAGCCCGGCGGGGATCAGAACGGGATTTCGTCCGGGCAGTCGTTCAGGACGGCCACCCGGTTCCAGTAGCGGCCGTTGAACTGAACCACCTCAATGCCGATGCGCTCGTCTTCTGAGCCGCCGTCGTACAGGCGCTTCCACTCAGCTTCGACCTCGGCTTGAGCCGTGGCAACGTCCGGGCAGCGGCGAACTGGCTCGTACTCGACACCAACCGCCGCGTCATTGATCCAGCTGTAGATGATCGTGCTCTTCCGCCAGCCGTAGTCCCCGGCAATGGGGCCAGAAGCGGCCTGAGAGGGGGCTACAGGCGCGGCCGAGGCGGCCGGGGGCGGAGGGCCGTCCCCAAACAGTTGGGCCAGTGTGCAGCCGCTCACGGTGACCTTGCCGATGCCGTCATCAGCGACGGCGTAGCCGGGTCCGAACTCCGGGGTCTGGCCGACGTAGCGGACAGCGAACCGCTTGGCCGCCGGGTGGGTCTTGAAGGTCCGGCGGGACCGGTAGCCATCGACGCTGCTGTAGGTGACGATCAGTTCCATCACGCGGCGTCCTGTTGAGCGTCTTCGGCACGGGCCAGCTGGTCGATGCGGGCAGAAGCGGCGGCGTGGGCGAGGGCGTGGGTGGCAAAGCCGGTCATCACGCCGAACACCCGGCCGTTGCGGTAAATCTCGTAGCTGAACCGGGTGCGGCGACCCTCAGGCTGGATGGTGATGCGGTGGCAATAGACGTTCATGACGGGTCTCCGTGGGGCGATGCCCCGGGTTGAGGGATGCGGCGGATCAGGCGTTCCGGGCCTGCCAGCCTTTCGCGTCTTCAAGGTACTCGAAGGACTTGGCGATGATGGTCTCGCCGCCCCGGTCAACGATGACCGTGTAGACCCCGGCGCGGTTACGGCGGATTTGGCTCGTAGGAGTGAAGCCGCCGTGGATGCAGGGGCCGTATTTGCTGGTCAGGAAGGTCGGGGCGGTCATGGTCTTGGTCTCCGGCTGCGGTGTGGGGCGTTGCCCCGGTGTAGAAACACTATGCCCATACGTTGCGCGGGACGCAAGCGGTTATTTCACCTTGGCCGAAAAAAAAACCGCCGCGACCCGGAGGTGGCGGCGGTGAAGTGGGGGAGGAAACGCCCAGAGGGCCGGATAGGTCTATGGGAACTCGGGCGGCCGGGCAACCCAAAAGCGTCAGAAGCACACATCGCCGTGAGGGTGCATGGTCTGGACCAATCGCTTCTCGCCGGTCGGTGTCTCCGTGGGGCAGCGCCCCGGGTTGATCAGTCGGCCCAAGCCGGGGCGGCGTCAACGACGGTTCCGCACGGGAAGACCGCCTTGGTGTTGCCAGCGCGGACCTCTCGCCGCCACCAGCCGTGAACCGTCATCCAAGCGCCACCGCTCTCTTCGCGGACCCGGACGTCGGCCACTTCGATGTAGCGCTCCCGGGGAACGAAGAACTCAACACAACGGCCGACCCCTGCTTTACAGGTCCGCTTGCAGATTGCCTTGCCGTCGCGCGTCTCGACTTGGGTTCCCATTTTCGTCTCTCCTGTGGGGCGGTGCCCCGTTGCTGTCCTCACACTATGCACAAGGTTTGCGCGGGACGCAAGAGCTATTTCACCGGGCGGCGTTCTGGATGCGCTTTATCAGCGTCAGAGCAGGCTCCGCCACGATGTAGTATGGCGACGAGCTCCAAGGCTGGCGCATCACGATCTTTCGGCCAGCCGCGCCGAGGTCAATGACCGCCTCGATCCAGTCGGTGTTGATCCAGACCGGCGGAGAGCCGGTTACTATGACCTCAATCACCGCTCACCCCGCTTGCCGTTCAAGGTCTCTGAGACCCGCCCGGCACTGAAGGTCGGCAGGCGGTGGATCACCGCGACTTGGTTTGCGATCTGCTGCTGGCTCCAACCCGGGTTGTGTCGGGCTATCTCCCGGATCGTGGTTTCCATCGCCTCGGTGATGCGGACCCGTGCCCGGGCAGGCGGCCGGGTGCCATACTCGCGCTTTGTCTCGTCGGCTAGCTTCCGGATTTCAGCGGCCCAGCCTTCGCGCCGGGCCATCTCGATCATGGGCGGGTCTATAGGCTCCCGCTTGATAGCCTCTGAGAGAGCGTACAGGGCCAGACGTATCTCGGGGATTGTCCGACGGCTCATTCGTCTTCTCCGGGTTCCAGCACCGCGTCAAGGCCATCCACGGGGGCAGCCCCGCGAAGGTACAGTTCGATCAGGGCGGACAGGGGGCCGCTGACCTCAGTTCGGCCGCGCTCGTAGTCCCGGACGCTGGCTCCGATGTTGCGGCCGGTGAGGCGGAGGGCCCGACCCATCTGGCGCATCGTCAAAGGGCGTCCGAGGCCCCAAAGCTCGCCTAACGCGCCCCGGGCAGCCCGAACGTCTCGGCCTTCCATGAAGCGGTTGAACTCTCGTTCTTGATCAGCCATCAGGCGTCCTTCTTGAGGAGGCCGGGCAGGAACTCTATAGCCCGGCTCATGGGAATGGAGCCGATGCGGTCGATGGACACCGACCCATCGTAGCTCATCCGGCCGATGAAGTATCGAGAGTGAGGCCCGGGCATATTCAGCACGGCTTCAAGGTCCGACCCCTTTTTGAACTCGACGGTCATCCCGGGAATGCCTACCCGGATCGCTTCGGCGTTCCGCTCTCCCTCCGCCCGGCGAGCATCAAAGGTGGCCACCTTCTCTTCCAGCAGCATCATCATTTCGGCCGCCGGTTTCAGCACCCGGCTTTCGATTTGCCGGGCTATGTCAGTCAGCGACCGTTCCGCATCAATGCTGGTGACAGGGGCGGTGCCGAAGGCGGGAACCTTCATCGTTATCTCATGGGGGTACGTCGCCCGCACCTCGGCCCGGCCGAACTTGGAACCGGGCAGGGCGCTGAAAAGCAGGACCACGCCCGACGGCATGATAACCCGGCCGCCCCAGTGGCGGTCCCGCTCGGCGGTGTTGCCGGGGTGCGGAACGCCGCCCACCATCGGGGCCACGTCGGTTGCCAGCCGGTGAATGTCGAGCTCCCGGATCATCCGGCCGAAGCTCTCACGCTCGGTGATGTAGGTCATCAATCTGCCTCCGCCTCAGTGTCTTCCGGGGGGCTGTTGCCCGGGCCGTCCTTCACGATGGAGAACGGGCCCTTGTCAGCGACGGCGTTCGCCCGCGAGGCGGCGGCCTCTCCGAAGCGGTCGATTTCTGGCTGGCCGAAGTCAATGCGAAGGGCACCCTCGGTGCACGTCCCATGCTGGAACGTCAGCTGCATGATTTTCTCGGCCATCCGCTGGATCAAGGTCTCATTGTGAGCCTCTTCCACTTGAGCCCACTTGGTTTCGACGTTCAGCATCGCGTCGGCCCACTCTAAGGCGCTGCCCCCCGAAACGGTGTTGCCCTTGCCGCCGACGCCGTCCGGCCAAACCATGAAGGAAACACCTTCTGAATAGATCGAGCGGACAGTCATGTGACAGGTGATTTCCGCCCTCGGGCCTACGCGCTGGGCCAGAATGTTCAAGCGCTCTCTGATTTCCGTAGGTGTCATGCTTGGTCTCCTTGGGGCGTAGCCCCGGGTGATGCGACAGCGGGGCCGCGTTCGATAATGCTAACCGTGACGTGCTCACGGCCAGCGGCGTAGCGGGCGTTGATGGCAAGCCCGACCAGCACGTCTCGGCTGGCGTTTCCGGGGGCCACAACGGTTATTCCAAACCGCTCACCGACGCCGATAGCGCCGGGGCTGCGGTCTGATCCTTTGATGTAGTATTCGATCATCGTCGTCTCCGTGGGGCACCGCCCCGGTGGTGGCCGCCGCCCCGGGAGGGCAGCGGCCGAGGGGTCAGTACATTCCGGGGAACGACACGTTGTCGAGCTCACCGATGGCGTCTTCAAGCTCTTGGACGAACGTCTCGACTGCATCACGCTGCTCGGTGCGCTCATCGACCTGCTCTTCGGTCACCTCGTCCTCGTCCGGGTCGCCATCTTCCTCGTCGTTCGGATCGTTGGCGGTGAGCTCTTCGTTTTCCTCAAGCCACTGTTGGGCACCGGCCAGCGCCGCGTCGAGCTCCTGCCGGGCGTTGTCCATCCGGCCGGAGCGGCTGTTGGCTGAGGTCCGGGTGTCCTGCGTGTAGGAGACCGGGAAATCGGTGATCCAGTCCGGGCAGTCGATGGATTGAAGCGCATCGACGGCCGCTTCCAGCGCATCCACAGCCTCGGTCACCTCGTCGTACTTCGGAAGGTGCTCCATGCTGTTGCTCTCAAGGCTGGACTGCCACTCTGACATTTCGTCCTTGAGCTCTTCAATGACGGACGTGCCACCTTCAAGGCACCCGCTGATTTCGCCGGAGCGGGGCGAGTTGCGCGATCCGGCCGGGCGGCGCGGGCGCTTGCTCTTCACAGTGTCGTTCATGTTCGTTCTCCGTGGGGCGTCTGCCCCGTTGTTCACCCCTGCACTATGCCCGGGGTTTGCGCGGGACGCAAGCGGTTATTTCAACCTACGTTCCAATCAACCACGCTCGGCCCGGGGCCCCAGCGGATGAAGCCGCCAGCCGTCCGGAGCTTGGCTAGGTCCGGCCGATCTTCGGTAGGCTCATGGCGAAGCATGACCTTCACTCCGAAGCCCGGCCGCCCCTCACCGAAGGCGTTGGCGTAGGCTTCGACCTTGTAGCCGTTGAAGAGCCGCCCCGGGGGGAGCGACGGGGGACCGTCCGGGTACAGGGTGCATAGGAACGAAGCGCGGCACAGGGCCTTCTCAGCGCCATCCAGAGCGAACGTCATGCTTTCACCACCGGATGACCTACCGGGTCGTCGGACTGAAAACCCCGGACCCACATTCGACCTCGGGCAGACGAGAAGGCGTATGGGCACGACAGAATGTCGTCTTGGCGGTCGCGCGCCCGGCGGCCCTCATTGAGGATCGCGAAGGTCAAATCCATTGACAGGAACTCTATTGGCACCCCGTTCATTTCGGCATCCCTCGTTGGCCGCGCGCTGAGAGGCAGGCAGGGCAGTTGACGTTGTTCCAGTTCTCGTGGCCCCGGGCGTGACCGTCGCCGGTCCGGCAAGCGGTCTCCGGCCGGTCAAAGCTGGCCCCGTTCCGGGCGGCCTCGCTGACTTGCCGGTGCTCTTCCCGGGTGAGGAAGCGGTGGACGGTCATGCTCCCCAGCCCCGCTCGGCGGCGTCGGCGCATCGGTCGCACTGATACCCGAGGCGCACGTCCTCCCGGGTGAGGCGGTTCGGCGTGTCGCACGTCGGGCACGGCCGGTCGCGTGGGTTATTCCGCCCGGCGGCGCGAAGGGCGGAGCGGCCACCCGGGTCCGCGAACTGGATGCGGTCCTCGTCGTCGAAGTCGCGGTCGTCATCACCCCGGTCGTCGTAGTCGTAGTAGCACATAGTCAGGGTCTCCGTGGGGCATCGCCCCGGGTTGAAGGATCAGGCACGGATCACCGGGAAGGACCAGCCGCGCCCGGGGTTCTCGTTCCAGCCGACGGCGATGCCGCCTTCCAGCTGCCACCAGCACATCACGTTCCGGTGTTTGCCGAGCCACGCCTTCCGGGGCTCTCCCGGCCCGCCGAACTCGGTAACCACCGGGCGGTCAAGGTGGCGGTTGAGGGCGGCGTCTCCGTAGCCCAGCGCCTCCGGGGGCAGGACGTCGCGGAGGGTCTTCATGCCGCCACCTCAAGGCACAGGCTGTCGATGAACTCGCGGCCCTCGGCCATCCAGCGGTCCAAGGGCAGATCGTTGAGGTACATCGTATAGACGCTGTAGGTCTCGTACCGGATGCACCGGCCGTTCGAGAACTGCTCGTAGCTGAAGTAGTGGTAGCCTTCACCCCGGATCAACTCGACGCTCACGCCGGTCTCGGTCTTCAGGGCCGCTTCAATGTTCCGCTTGGTCAGTTTCATGTCGCTCTCCGTGGGGCGCTGCCCCGTTCACCTTCAAACTATGCACGACTGTTGCGCGGGGCGCAAGCGATTATTTTTCCGCATCGCCATTTAACCCCTGCATGACCTCAACCGCCCGGGCGCGGAGGGTCATTCGATGCTTCAGGTCGGTTTCGATCCGGGCAAGGAACTGCCCCGGGGTCGGCATGAACCGCTGGGTAGACAGGACGCATCGGTCAACGCCAAGGGCGAACAGGTCGGCCGGGACGCCCTGAAGGAGCCGCCACCAGTCCGTCTTGAGCACCTTGGCCTCCCCCTCCGTCAAGCGGACCTCAGGGTAATGAAGCGCCAGCCGCTCAAACTGCACGGCGAAGGCCTCGATCTGGTTGGCTTCGGAGCGCGCCAGAAGCGTCTGGCACTCAGCCCTCAAGGCGTCGGGGCTCGCCTGTTGAAGCAGGACCCGGGCCGGAGCCGTCTGAAGCAATGTCATTCCAGACTGATCGGCTTGCGGCTCGATTGTTGACAGGGCGCTGGTCATTGATCGTTCTCTCGGTGCGGCGTCGGGGCTCATCATGCCAGCCGTCGCGGTTGATCCATGTGGATGGGTGCGGGATGAACTCAGGGTCCGTCCAGTAGGGCAGGAGCCGGTTCAGACCGGCGAGGATAGTTCCAGCCGGATCAGTGTCCCCCGCCTTCCGGAGGCGGACCACAGCCCGGGCGTAGGCGGCTTGCGCGGTCCGCTTGCCGACGCGAAGGGGAAAGACGGGCCAAAGAGCATCAAATCCGTCCGTGCTCGCGCGTATATCTATCTCTCCGTTAGGAGAGAAAGGTTCCCTTACAGGTTCCGTGTCCCGTTTTTGGGACTGTTCGGAGGAAAAAACGGTACTGTTCGCCGGTTTGAAGGGTGCCGTTTTCGGGACTGTTAGGTCAGTAAGTTGTAACTGATAGACTTTTACCTGCTTGGTCGCGCCGACCCGGCGGCCGGTGTCTACCAGAAGGCCTGCCTCCTCAAGCCGGGCGACGGAGGCAATAACGGTTTTCCGGTCCAAGCTGCTCCACTCCGCCAGCCAGTTCACCGACGGATAGGCGTTGCCGCTCTCCTCGTTGTGGCATTGCGCGTAGGCCAGCAGGATCAGCTTGTCGCTGGCGCGGGGGACCCGGGTTTGACCGGCCCACGCAAGGGCGAAGAAGCTCATGCTGGGGCCTCTACAGACTTGCGGTGGGCGGCGGCCAGCATTAGGCTGTTATCTGTCATCGGCGGCCCTCCTACGGCCCTGTGATTGGGCCGGATCGCTTTTGCGGAGCGTCCGGCCCTTCTTTTATGCGCTGCGACTGCATCACCGTCCAGCCGTCTCGGCTGAGGATTTGAACAGTTCTAGTTGGTCTTTGGCTCCGGCCCCTGCGTTTTTCACAACGCTGGCCCACTCCATCCGCTGTAGGTGCTGCCGAGAGCCGTGAGAGACGGTAGAGGCGTCCCGCTTGAGTAGCTGGGCGATGCTCTCCGTCGAATAGCCGCGCTCCCGGAGGGCCGCCATGACGTGATGCCTCGGCCAGCTGATCCGGCGCTCCCGGTTTTCAGGCAGAAGGTCCGCCAGCGACAGGTCGTACTTGGCGGCTACCTCCTCAGCCAGCAGGCGCGCGGCCTCTCCGCACGTTCGGCGGGCCGAGGAGGCTCCCCCGGGGAGACCCACAAAGGGGTCCGGCACCCGGACAATATACAGGCCAAGGCGGTTCTGTAGGATCACGACCCTACCAGCGGGCCTAGCAGGAGCTCACGGGCTGTGACCTTCTTCTTGGTCATGTCCTCAATGAGGAAGGCCCGTTCGGCGTTCGGCCGCATCCTGCCTCGGCGGATGCGCCACGCAGATGTGCGGTCCACGTTCAGGCGCTCGGCCAGCCAGCCGTCATCATAGCCCTTGGGCTTCATCCAGCTTTCCAGCTTGGTCATGGGTTCGGTGTTCGGTGTGTCAGTCATCCCGTGAAAATGCGGCAATGGTGCGCCAGACGCAAGCCGTATTTTGCGCTTGACGCCATTTTGCGCCGGGCGCATAGATAAGGACCGACCCGGGGGCGTTGCCCCGCCATGAAGGATCAATCCAGTGACAGACCCCCGTGACCACCGCCGCGTTGCGGCCATGCAGACCAGCCAAAGCGACAGAGGCTGGGACTTTCGCCCTTCCGACGATCCGCCACTGTGGTTCAAAGCCGTGGCCGACGTGCTGCGCCCGCGTAACATCATCATCCTGCTGGCCCTCGCTGGCGTTATCAGCCTGTGGTGGCTGTGATGAGGGCCGACGAACTCCCCGCTGATATGGAGGCGGTTGTCGCGCGGCTTGAAATGTCGGCAATCGACCCTGTTCCGTGGCCCGACATGCGCGACCTCCTGAAAGCATACCAAGAGCAGCGCCGGGCTTTGGAAACAATCTCTAAGGGCGGCCCTGACACGAACCGCCCGCCCCGCCCAAAATACACGGACGGGTTTGACGAAGGCTGCGCATGGGCTGGCCGCATCGCCCGAGCCGCCCTCAACCAGAAAGGTGATGAACGATGAGCGAGAAACTGTTGCCTTGTCCGTTCTGTGGGGGTGAGGCGTCCGCCGAACAATGCGTAAGGGTCGATTACTATGGCGACTGGGTTGTGGGCTGTGACAACGAACAGTGCTGTGCCAAACCGGAAGTGCTTGCCGCCATCAAAAGCGCCGCCATCGCCGCATGGAACCGCCGCAACCCTCAACCAGAAAGGTGATGAACGATGAGCGAGAAACTGTTGCCTTGTCCGTTCTGTGGGGGCG